AGGTGTTAGCGATATGACACAACGGTTCCGCATTGTTGATATCAGTGTGGTGGAAGAAGAGATTACTGAACTTGGTGAGGAGAGCTACGATGCCTAATTGGTGCAACAACTCGGTAGAGATCTACCACGAAGACCCAGCGATGATTGAACGAGTGCGTGAAGCATTCAACAAGGGTGCCCTGCTACAAGAGTTCATCCCAGTGCCAGAGAGTCTGCAGATTGTAGCAGGCTCAGTAGGCGATCCTGTAGAGCAGGCCAAGTTGATAGAGGATACCAATCGTAACCTAGAGGTCCACGGCTACGGCAACTGGTATGACTACTGCGTAAACGAATGGGGAACTAAGTGGGACATCGGTGCTGATGGCAACCCTGCACAGGACATCCCAGGTGGATTGATGTTGGGCTTTGACTCAGCATGGGCCCCTCCTTGTGCAGCCTATGAGAAGTTGACCGAGCAGGGCTTCCGTATCCGTGCCATGTATTACGAAGGTGGCATGGCCTTTGCCGGCATTTGGGAAGAAGGCAATGATGACTATTACGAGTATGGTGGCTTAGACAGTAAGGGCATTGCTGACACACTGCCTGCAGAACTAGACGAAGCGTTTGGCATCTCTGAGAGTGCGGCAGAATGGGAAGCAGAGAACGCTGAAGAGGATCAAGAATAACCCTACAGCCCCCAGGGGCTTTGGTTGACAACTGTGCGTTTTACTGTTATAATACACTTACACTAAACAGCAAAGGAAGCGACATGCAAGCAGTTACATTTAACACAAACGGTCTGGGCTATTGGAGCCGCACTGCTAAGGCAGTAGAGATTGTTGACATGCGTATTAATTACATTAACGACGAAAAGAGCTTCGGCGAGTTGTGTGTTTACTTTAACACAGACACATGGGACGTAAACACAATGGGTCTCATTTATACAGACAAACAGTTTAAGCGAGAGCTTAACGAGTTTCTCGTAGCACAGGGTCTTGCAACTGCGGAGTATAGCGAGCAGGGTATGCAGGGAGAGGACTATGTTAGTTTAGACGTAGAGGGCAAGTTCCTGCAACTGTGGGAAGCTAAGTTTGGGACAGTACTAGTAGTCGAGTAAAGTGGAAGGGCATTGCTTGACAGCAGTGCCTTTTTGCGTTATAATACACTTACACTAAACAGGAGCAGACATGTTGTCAAACGCAGAAAAGAGTGCTTTACTCAACAAAGCAGTAGACATGCTTAACGAAGCAGACGCACTAGTGCAACAGGCACTAGGGGATAGCGATGTAACTTGGGAAACCCATATTGCAATACAAAGTATTGCTGACGACATTGTGTCAGACATTATTGAGTTTGACGACATGTCGGCAAAGGAGCAGGCATGATCACAGCAGCCAACGTTCGCTACATGATCGACATCCCTGTCGAGCATATGAAAGCCATTGCCGTTGAGAACAAGATCAGCGGCTATGCTATCACAGGGGTCAAGTTCCTGGGCATGACTAACGGCAGCGAGTTCTGCTATCACATTGTCCACGAGGTCAAAGGCGGCAGTGACAGTGCCAAAATGTTCCTGCGATATGACCCTACAGCGGATAGGGTTACTGCCAGCATCGGTTGACAGTTGGACAGATCTTTGTTATAATACATACATCGCAACAAGGAGCACACTATGCAAGCAGTCAACATCAGCAACATCACTAAAGTTTACTCGGGCAAGGCCGGGACCTGTATGTGCGGTTGTGCAGGCAAGTACAGTTACACGGCTAAAGGGGCAGTAGAAGACAGCCCGGGCTATGACGTAAGCGACAGTGTCAACGAGCGTAGTGTCAAGATCATAGCAGGCAAAGTGTTGCGTAATAGCAACACAGATCGTAGTGATGCAGGCTATGCAGTACTTGACCAAAATGGTCGGGTATTGGTTGTGTTTTTCAAAGACTGATGTTATAATACATATATCGCAACAAGGAGCACACTATGAAAGTATCACAACTCATCGAGCAACTGCAATGCATGGATGCCGAAGCAGAAGTTCACTTCAGCTACTGCTACGGTGACCACTGGCGTACTGAGGTCGCTCCTAGCGTGAGCCGTGTTGACGAAGGTGTAGTGGAGTTCAGCGACTACCACCGCATGGACAAGATGGTAGACGACGAGGACTGCTACGACGAAGAAACGGGCAACTACAAAGAGTCCGTCCGCCGCGTTGTTGTGCTAGGTTAAGGAGAAAATGATGAAGATCACGATTACTGTTCCAAAACATGCTGTCAAATCAGTCAAGGCCTACGTTAAAGAACTCAATGGCAAGACTCCTTCTACAAAAGTGCTAGAGAAGTTCTTTGAGCAGGACATCGAGGGCTTTTACGGCGATACCTTTGAAGAAGGCATTGAGGATGCCGTAGAAAATTATTTCGGTTGACAAAGTCGGTAAAACCTGTTATAATACATACTTAAACAACAAGGACTTCAAATGCAAAAGACTATCGCTTCAAGCACCGGCGGCACTATTACTTTCACTAAGACTGGCCTGATCCACACCGCAGGCAAAGCCTACAGCGGTAAGATCGCCGCTCAAGAAGCTAAACAGAAGCCCGCCAAGAAGTAAGGGCATTGATTGACAGCCAATCCAAAAGACGCTATAATTAACACTTACACAAACACACTAGGAGCTGACAATGGGAACACGAAGCACTATTGCATTGGAATTCGCAGACGGCACAGTTGAGCAGGTCTACTGCCACTGGGACGGCTACTTGGACTACAACGGCAAGACCCTGCAGGAGCACTACTCCGACCCGTTCAAACTGCGTGACTTGATTGACATGGGCGGCATTAGTTCGCTAGGCAAGAACATTGGCAAGAAGCATCCCTTTAGCCCTGCTTACAATGAGACTGACGCTTTGAAGCGGGCCAAGATCCAAACAGAAATTGACTTGGCTAACGAAGCAGGTTACACTACATTCTACGCACGTGACCGTGGCGAAGAGATCAGCGTCAACAAGTACAAGAACGCAGACGAATACTTCGACTGCTCACAGCAAGAAGAATACGACTACATCCTCCGCAACGTCGACGGCGTGGCTACGTGGTTTGTACGCTGCTATGCTACAGACGGCGTCTGGGCTACAATGGATGAGGCCCAGGGCCTTGTTGCATTGGTAGCAGAAGGCGAAAACTATTAATGACAGGCTTTAAAAGTAAAAAGGAAATGGCTATGAGTAAAATGGCAGAACTGAGCTACGACATTCAAGAGTTGTACATTGACGGCCTGAGTGCCAAACAGATTGCAGCCGAGTTAGGCTGTCCAGTCGAAATGGTTCTTGGAGAGCTAGCAGAAATGGGTGTGGCAGATAAGCCACAAGAGGAGGAGATCTATAGCCCCTACTACGGTGCCTAAACCAAAAAACGGTTGACACTGCCGTCCAATCAGTGTTATAATTTAATTAATGCGAAACGGTTCGCAGATGACATACACACATACACAAAGGAGTTAACATGTCTAAATCTTTTACCCACGCTGGTGTTTCTAAACTGGACGGTAAGTTCAAAGTTCGCTATTGCAATGATAGCCTTCGTACCAAGGTGCTGATCAAGAACGGTCACACTGATATTGATATCTTGGAGTTGAAGCATCCTATGATCAAAGAGGATGTGGTCACTTACCTGTTGAGCATCAACTTCGACAACGGTAACAAAGAAGTCCGAGCTGCACTAGAAGCAGAGCAGGGCAAGCGTGAGCCCAAGGCACCTAAGTCAACTGGCAAGGTTGAGAAGGTCAAGGCAGTCAAAGCCACTGCAAAGAAGGCAGTCAAGCCTACGCTGGAGTCTATCAAGGCCAAGGCCAAAGTGCCTGCAAAGGTTGTTGAGAGCGAAGACGCACCGTTCTGATTTACTGTGGGGTCTTAGTACTCGGTCAGAAAACTGGATCCCACAGTCTTTTTACACTTAGGAGTTTGAAATGAAAGCATTTTTAGCAATTGCTGGCGTGCTGGCCACGCTGTTCTTTGTAGTGATCCTGACCACGCTGGTCGGCGGCATTGTTGGCTGGTGTGTGAACTTGTTGTTCCCTGTGGTCAATGTAACGCTGAATCAGGTTACTGGCCTGGCACTTGACGCATTTGATATGGGTGCGGTCTTGGGCTTCGTTGGTAGTTTCTTCAAGTCTACAAACACTTCGAGCACCAAATGAGCCGCTTACAACTGCACGGGCGTCCCTGGGTAGTGTTTGACGCCAAAGATAAAGAACATCGCAAATGGTTTGCCGAGTTTAATCGTACAGCCAAATGGGGCCGTTGCCCTGTAAGGTTTGTGGTTAACGATGATCACGGTGATCTCATTACCCAAATCCAACGAGAACTGATTGCACACTATGTGGGCAGAGAGTTTGGCAAAATTCGTGGTTGATTTACCAGTCTAGGTTATGTATACTTGTTATTAACTGCACAGCAGTCTAAAACAAGGAAACTATTATGAAAACAATTAACCCAGAAACCAAAACCGGTAAGCTATTCACAGCATTGAAGTCAGGCGAAGCAGTAACTCCTGCTCAGGCTGCAAAGCGTTTCGGTATTAAGAATGTCACAGCTGAAGTCAGTCGCATTCGTCAAAGCGGTTTTGCAGTGTATGCAAACAACCGCAAAGCCGGTAACGGTGTTGCAGTCACAGAGTATGTGATGGGTCAACCAAGCCGCAAGTTGATTGCCGCAGGTTATAAGGCTATGGCTCTCGGCCTAGTTTAAAGAGAGCTCGCTCCTAAGTCCTGGGGGTAGTGTCCCAGGCAAACCCCCGAGCCCCGCCCTGCTGTGAAGCATCGCGGGGCTCACCTTTGTTGTAAAAATACAACACCAAAAGAGGTTGACAGAGTGGTAAAACCTTGCTATAATACATACATAGACAGCAAGGAGCACACAATGACAGGAACTGAAATTATCGTAACCACACTGATCGTAGCGGCAATCTTCGCTATCAAGTGCTGGATCATCACTAAACTCTAAGGAGCAGGACATGGCTAAACTGTTAATCACAACCCAGGTCTACGAGAACTACGGTGCCCATGATTGGGACGGTAAGAACGAGTGCCCACAGTACTGGAAAGCCAAAGGCGGTTCGGACTACGTGGTCAAGAAGTTCAAAGGTGGCTCTACTGATGCTACCATGGCGGTCATGTGCCTGCGAGCACAGATCGAGTCAGACAACGATCACTTCCGTGAGACTGTGATCGACTTCCGCATTGTCAAGGACGACTACCTTACAGAGTTTGAGCAGAGCCAGCTGGACTACGAAGGTAAGATCCGTTTTGCATCTAAGGAGTTGGTATGGTAAGAGAGCACATTGAGATGGACACACGACACGGTGGTCCTTATGATCGCGGTATGGCAGACAGCTACTACCGCAGGGACTACAATCCCCACTACTACCTGGGCGACACCAAAGCTTCAGGGCGTGTCATCCTCAAGGACATGACACCCGATGAGATCGTGGCCTACACCGCAGGCTTCAACGACAACGAAGAGATGGGCGACTACAAGGAATGGCTATAACCCTACTGGTTGACAGGTTATCCAAAAGGCGTTATAATACATACATAGACAGCAACAAGGAGCAGAACATGGGATATCGCGTAATGGACACCGTAGACATGATGCGTGACAAGTACAGTGCCCGCAAGGGACTAGAGGGTCCGTTCAACTTCTCCGGTCGTGTTCTGTACTACGATGTCAAGGAAGGTCTGTACTACGATCCTACTACAGACTTCTATGTGTTCAAAGAAGAGATGGACATCATCAACAATCAATTTATGGAGCATTTCAAGAATGGCTGACATCTCGATTCACCCTAAGCTGAACCCACTAGAAGTGATTCTAGTTGAGGAGTACATGACCAAGCACTGGCCCCGGGTCACACACTATACAATGACTCCGGGCAACGAATGCGTCTGGGTCTATTACAGCAACATGAACCTCTACTTCGTATTCCGTGACGGAAAAGTGGTTGACGTCCAGATCGATTGAAGTTATAATACATACACACTAACACAAAAGGAGCTCACATGTATAATTGGCACGATCTTATCCGCCCTATGGAACTGCAACACGCTATCAACTTCCTAGGTGCCAGCCGCAAAGCCTATAACAAGAACTCTGGTGAGAAGGCTCTGAACTTCCAAGAGACCTTTGACATGATCGAAGAGTGTGCCCCTAATGTAGGCACTAATCAAGATCACGCTATGATGAAGACCATCCAAGCTCACATTGATGAGAAACTGGCCAAGTTGGAAGCCCAACTGTGGAAGGACCTCGCCAAGCAGGTCGACGTCAAGGCTGTGAACCAGATGCTCAAGGACGACATGCTGTTTGAAGACAGTGACGAGTACATGATGACCGATGAAGAGTACGAAGAGTCGGAGTTCTACGACGAGGACAACGGCTACGGCTATTAACCCGCCAGTTGACAGGGTTTCCAAAAGGCGTTATAATACATACATCGCAACAAGGAGTTGACTATGTTAAAATTGATAGGTTGGTGTACAGTGATTTGGGCCATGTTCCATTTTGGTATCGCTCAACTGATTGCAATCTACACCATGCTGGCCCTTTCTTTTATCGCAGGAGTTTAATATGCAGGCCTACATCAACCTAGCTATTGTTATGATGCCCGTCATCGTTATGGGTTTGGCAATGATCATCATGGGAGAGTTCTAATGTCAGTTGAGTTCACAATCCAAGGGCTCAATGCCCAACAGCGAGTCCTAGCAGACATCATCTGGGCCTGCCGAGACTTTGCAGGTGTTCAGAAGTTCATCAAGGCACTGCCTACACAGGCCCTGCGTGACGAAGCTTGCTCCATCGTAGAGCTGATGAAGATGGCGGCCATCGAACAATGCTACGACGGAGTCAATCAGGAGATGGAAGAAGCTGACAGTGTGTTGCGAAAATACAACACCAAAAGAGGTTGACAGGTTTGTGGTTTTACCATATAATACATACTTAAACAACGCAAAGGAAACACTATGTTCGCAGTAGCCGCTAAAGAGACTTTCAACGCAGACGCAGTCCAAGACGCATGTAACGAAGCCGCAATCCAAGCTCGTACAGCCTGCAAGCAGACGCTGGCCCAAATGGGTGGCGACCGTGGTGCTTGTGGCTTTGCTTGGGTTAACGTGTGGGGCGTCCGTAGCAACTCCAAACTGGGCAAGGCCCTGTTGGCCGCAGGCTTCCGCAAAGACTACACCGGTTCACTGCAATTGTGGAATCCGGGCAAGGCGGCTGCACAGAGCATCGACGTTCTGGAAGCAGGTGCCTATGCATACGCAGAGGTGCTCAAAGAGAAATTGGGCTTGGAGAAGGTCTACGCTGGCTCGCGTATGGACTGATAAGTAAGACTGATAGGGCTTGACACTAGGCCCTATTGGTGTTATAATACTAACTTCGCAACACACTAAGGAAGCAAAATGGCAACAGCAAAGAAGGCAGCACAGAAACCCAGCAAGGGCACCACCGTTCTGGAGTTTGACACACAGGCTATCAAAGCCAACGAGAACCGCGTGGCACGTGAAACAGATCAAGAGATCCTGGCCAGATTGGGCGAGCGTTTTGAGATTCTGGACGAGATGACCAAGGCTGTGAAGTCAGGTGATGTCCGTGCTATGATCGTATCGGGTCCTCCGGGCGTGGGCAAGAGCTACGGTGTTGAGGCAGTACTGCAAAAAGCAGACCTCTTCAATACCTTAGCAGAGAAGAAGCCCAAGTTTGAGATCGTCAAAGGTGCTATGTCAGCACTGGGTCTCTACGCTAAACTCTACGAGTTCTCGGATGCAGGTAACGTTGTAGTGTTTGACGACTGCGACTCAATCCTTATGGAAGACCTGAGCCTGAACATCCTTAAGGGTGCCTTGGACAGTTCAGAACGCCGTTTCATTGCTTGGAACACTGACAGCCGCTTGCTACGCTCAGAAGGCATTCCAGATCGCTTTGAGTTCAAAGGTGCAGCCATCTTCATCACTAATATTAAGTTCGAGCACGTAAAGTCTAAGCGACTGCGTGATCACTTGGATGCATTGGAAAGCCGTTGCCACTACATCGATCTGCAGATGGACACTGATCGTGAGAAGATACTCCGTATCAAGCAGGTTGTAAATGAAAAGGGCATGTTGGACCGCTACGATTTCGAGCAGTGTGTGAAAGACGAGATTGTTACCTTCGTAGAGCAGAACCAGAGCAAGCTTCGTGAGCTGAGCCTGCGTATGGTACTGAAGTTGGCAGACCTGCGTAAGAGCTTTCCAAAGAGCTGGACTGCAATGGCCAAGACAACCTGTATGAAGCGAGTCTAACATGTTGACTAGGCTAGCACTGTACACCGCATTGGGCCTAGTGCTCAGTGCTGTGGGTGCCACACTGGACACATGGCAGTTCTGGTCAGTGGTGGGATTGTTCTGGGCATCGGAGCACTTGACCAGACAGGAACTGTGGGATCAGATCACTGAAGAAGTAGCTCGGATGCGAGCAGACAACAACAACAAGGACACACCATGAAGCAGCAGAGCACACAGATCACAGCATGTACCTACCTGGGTCACACCAACACTGCCTGTGGACACGCAACACTGCCCGGCAAGAGCTACTGTGCAGAGCACTACGCAATGGTCTACAAGGTAGGCTCGGGCACACGTAGACGCAAGGACGAACTGATCGCACAGAAGGTTAGGCTAGTAGAGTCACTGTTCAACGATGCTATCGAACAGCTGGAAGCAGAAGGATTTGACTGCTACGGCACATCAGAACTCAAGACTAATCAGTTCGAGGCTGATGAGGACCAGGTGGTGGTGGGGCACTGAGGTGGGGTGGGGCACTGAGGTGGGGTGGGGGGTCGCTCCCCTGCTGCCGCTTGCCCGCTAGCTTTGCTTGCTTGTCAAACTTTTTCCAAAATCCCCACCCCTGTTAGACTAGATCACCAGGACCACGGTTCTCACTCTATACTTTTAACTGCGTAGTAATTTTTTGCGGGCTATATAGACCGGGGTTGTAAAACTCTCGGCCACTACTGTTTTGCACTCTTGAAAATTTTTTTACGCAATTTTTTGTCCGCTGTATACTTCGGCCTGTATAAGTACACACTATGAGCACAAGACAATACGCTATATACACTCTAGATCCCAATTTCCGCTACTGTTTAGAATGGGTTGGTCAGCATAACCTACAGTGGGAACCGCACCTAAACCGTACTCGCTTTTGGGTTCCCGAAGGTCCACTACTCACAGAGTTCTTACTACGTTGGGGTCAGCATTGTGAGCACATTGACTAGTGTTGGTACTGTAAATACACTATGCGTCTATTATACACTGCGTTGAGTCTTGTGCCCGCACCCTTGTTCTTTATAGGTTTCATTTGGAGCCTGTTTAATCACAGTCCCATCTGCGGCACTGACTATAGTATGACTGCCATGTGGTTTATCATGAGTCTAGCACATGTTCTACCTTGGCTACTGTGGTGGCAACAGCGTAACTTTACCGGGCCATGACCAACAGCAGTGATACATGCCCTGTGTACTGGCCCATGCTGACCAATAGTAACAGTCCAATACTGCCTGTTCATCCACTATCCACAGTAGATCTTTCAACAGTAGTGTACCTTTTGGACCACTGATAACAGCGTCTAGTCTATTTGGATTCAGTGTTTGTGCAGTGACTCTCACCAATGAGATCATTGTGCTTCAGGGTTAGTCAACATAGAGTATGCTATTGGACCCACATCCAGCATTAGACTGATACGTCTTACATGCCGTCTTGTGACCACTGTAGCACGTGGAATTTTGGTGTTGATCACTGTGGGCTTTCTCATAGTGACTCGTGCCATTTCTACAGCACTTTCACTGTTATATCTCCAGTAGTTGGCTGTCACAGTGGGATCATACTTGAGCATTTCAGCTGTGGGATAGTAAGCAGTGTATCCATACTCACAGCCTATAACTGGAATTTCCAATCTAGCACCCGGGCCCAATATTTCAGAGTATATAGCAGTACTGTCCAACTCTTTTAACACAGTAAGACTAGCAGTTTTCACAGTGAAATTATACAGACTCAACAGTGGACGTATAGTGGGAATTTCATTGTACAGCATGTCCAAACTGATTTCACGCCATGGGATTGTTATGGGGTTATGAATCAGATCCAAACTCAATGCCAGCATTGCTGCCTGCTGTTGGATAGCTGAATGTTCGTAGTCTAGTTGTTTATAGTAGGGCAGCATCCAGTATTTATTTTAATGTGGTTTAAATTATTATCTGGGTAGTTTATGTTAGAAAAATTTCTGCGTTACCGCTTCGCGGCTTCGCCGCAAGAAACAGGAATGTTCAGATCTGCCGGATGGGGATCAAGCGTTTGGGAGTTAATATGTCCGTGGTGCAGTGGCAGTGGTTCAGTTCACAGATCACGGATTCTGTGGGCCATTTCAGCAGGGGATCTTTCAGCCATCCTATATATCCGCCCTGCGAGCAGTTGCCCCTACGATAGCTGCCGTCGTACTGCACAAATAGGCTGTTTAGGCCAATGTCACATTGCCAGCCGGTGAAATAGTGTTTATTCTGGCTGATCAGCTGATTTGCCCAGGGACCCGATGCATATTCAGTGTGGCCCGCTAGATAGTGTACAGTGGCAGAATATTCCAACTTGTCAGTGGCAAAAGGACGGGGCTTTTTGTTCCGGCACTGGTCCAACCATGCTAGCTGTTCCTCAGTGTACAGTACTGTTTGACTGCCACCGCCCCAATCCAATATGCGTACAGCTTCTACACCCATGGGAGTTGCCTGCAACATTTTAAACACTCTGACACATTGATCCCATCGATCGGGATCCATCATTATTCTGGCAGTGGTGTGCGGTATCAGCTGATTAGTAGCCACAGCACGAACAACCCACTCATCGTCTGCGTATTCGGCATGATAGCTGAGACAGATATAGTCCGGGCGGCAATCACTCCAGTAATGAGCAGCACGAACACCGTTTGAAGTCACTCCTACCTGATGCCCCCTGCTGAGAAATAGATTAATGAGATCTTTAAGCCAGGGACTCACAGTGGGTTCACCACCTGCTATGGCCAACTGTATATGTTCATGTCGATCCATCAGGGCCAGGGCAAAACGTTCTGCGTGTGCCCATTCATAGTGATGATTTTTTCCAGAATGCAGTGTTGAAGGGCAGTAACGGCAGTGGTTGGTGCAGATATTGTTGATACTCCAGGTCAATTGGAATACAGGGTCGTTAGCTGTGATTTCTAAAATTTCAGTGTTTACCATACAGAGTATTTACTTGTTAATATCCTGCTAAATATAAAAATTAGCATATCTAAACAGGATAACCTTGATCTATGAGCAACATTGACCCAACACGCATTAACCCATTATTCCCCGTCAAAGGGCAAGACAATCCCAGCCAAGGGTTTAGGGACAACTTTCAGGGCACAGTAGACGGCCTCACAGCCGCTCGAAATGAAATTTCGGCACTGCAACAAAATCAGGTCAGCAAGGGCATTTCGACTGGTACACGCTTTGAAAACTCTGTGGACTTTCAAAATGACATGGAAGGTGCAGAATTAACCAATGTACAGTTAAATGATGTTACCTACAGAGTCAAAGGCTGGGGACAAGTATCCAGCGGCACTGTCACAGTTAACTACCCAGAGGGCAGTGTACACTACATGGAAGTGCGTCCCGCTACTAGCAGCACTGTGGTGGGTGTAAATCTACGACAGTTTCCTACGCTACAGTTCAGCAAGATGCGTATCTACATCAATGTGGATAGCACAGCTACTCGAGTACAGTTCAATGATGTCAGTTCAATTACCAACGCTACACGACTGGTAAACTTTGCTGGTGGGTTGATGACCTTTGAAAATCAAGGCACATTTGGCATTGAAGTTACCAGCTTAAACGGTTTAGATTATGAATTCCAAGACCTGGATCGTAGACAGATTGATGCCGCGGTGCAAACAGTCAGTGCCGTGGGTATCTCAGGTGATTTTACAGATTTAGTCAACGTAACCAATGCCAGCAGCAGTACCAAAGGTGTTATGCAGGTAGGTTACGGTCTAGAAGCAGCTAATGGTGTGGTCAGTATTAATACTGCACAGATCGAAGCTATTGCGGCATTTGTGGACATTGCATCCACAACCACTGCGGGTGTGATCAAAGTAGGTGACGGGTTGAGTGTTACTGAAGATGGTACGCTCAGTGCTGTTTCTACTAGCAACTATGTGTTGCCCGTGGCTACTTCTAGCACAGTAGGCGGCGTCATTATTGGCAACGGATTAGATGTAGACGAAACTGGAACTATCAGTGTAATCAGCGGATTTGGTGCTACAGGTCTAACAGGTGCTACCGGTACCGCAGGATCTAATGGCAGCACAGGTGCTACTGGACCAGGTTCTGGATCTGCTAGTACTTCATCTAATAGTATCAGTGCTGGTGTTAAACAATTTAAATTAACTAACTTGACTAGTCTAGTTGTTGGTCAGCGTGTTCGTGCTAAGAATGTCAGTAGCGAAATTCCAGTTAACGATTGGGTCGAAGGACAGATCACTGCATTAGATACAGGAACAAATACTATCACAATCAATGTGGATAGACTACAAGGTATCAGTACAGGTGTTACCACATGGTATGTGACTGCTACCGCAGATTTGGGCAGCACCGGTGCAACAGGGCCTACAGGACCATCCGGAGCTACAGGTGCAGGATCGACAGGTGCTACTGGTCCAATTGGCCCAATTGGATTCCAAGGTTATCAAGGTACAACAGGTGCTACAGGACGCGGATCAACAGGTGCTACAGGTCCGCAAGGCCCATTAGGTCAAACTGGTGCTACTGGTCAAACTGGCCCTGCAGGTGCGGGTGCTACGGGTTCTACTGGACCAACAGGTTCTACTGGTCCTAGTGGCGGTCCTACTGGTGCTACTGGTTACGAAGGATCTACAGGTGCAACTGGATCTACCGGTGCTACTGGTCCAGTAGGCGGAACAGGTGCTACAGGTGCAACAGGTTATCAAGGTGCTACCGGTGCTGTAGGATCAACCGGTTTAACAGGTGCTACAGGTAGTGGTGCTACAGGATCAACAGGCCCAACCGGTGACAGCGGTGCCACAGGTGCTCAAGGCGATCAAGGTGCAACAGGTGCAGGATCAACCGGTGCTACGGGACCTACTGGTGATAGCGGTGCCACGGGTGCTCAAGGCGATCAAGGTGCAACAGGTGCAGGCTCAACAGGTGCAACTGGGGCCGCAGGCCCTACCGGTGCGACCGGTCCAGCAGGTGCTAACGGTACTATAGGTGTTGACGGATCTACCGGTGCTACTGGTCCTGCTGGAACGAACGGATCAACTGGTGCTACTGGTCCTGCTGGAACGAACGGATCAACTGGTGCTACTGGTGAAGGTTCTACTGGTGCAACTGGTCCTGTAGGTGCTACAGGTGCAGTCGGTGCAACTGGTTCCGGTGCAGATCCTACAAGCATTTTTACTATAACAAATACTACAGATTCCATTTCTACTAATTCTGGGGCACTACAAGTAAGAGGTGGTGCCGGTATAGGAGGAAACTTATACGTTGGTGGATTTATTGGTGCAGACAGCATAAGCAATGCAAATGTCTCAACTTTGGACATCTACAGTGCTTACAATGTTGAGATCGAAGCATTGAATGAAATTACTCTAAGAGGCGGTGCCAATTTTGCAGGCCTTGGAAGTAACATAGTTCTACTAGCCGGTGCTGGCGGGGAAAGTTCCGTCGATCCAGAAGCACTTCCGGGCGAAAAAGGCGGTTATGTTTCTATTGCTGGCGGCACTGGCGGCAACGGCTTTGGCGGTTTTGGAGGTGGCGGTGATGTAATAATTACAGGCGGAGATGGGTCAACAACAACTGCTGGTCAGGTTTTTATCCGAGGCGGCGAGGTTGGAGGGCCATCAACTAGAAGTTATGTTTGGATTAATAATTTTAGATTGCCTAATACTAACGGCACATTTGGTCAGACATTAGTAGTAACAACTGCATCGGGAACAACTGCAACATTAGATTGGACTACTATTTCTGGTGCTACTGGTGCCACTGGATTATCCGGTGCTACAGGTGCTACTGGTCTTGGATCAACAGGTGCATCTGGTCCAATTGGAGCAGACGGATCGACAGGTGCTACCGGCCCAACAGGTGCTACCGGCCTACAAGGACCGTCGGGCGTTTCAGCAGCTCAAGGCGGCACAGGTGCTACTGGTGAATTTGGATCAACAGGTGCTACAGGACCAGCAGGTGCAACCGGTGCAGGTGCAACTGGTGCAACAGGTGCTACTGGTATCCAGGGTGCTACTGGCAACGACGGGTCAACTGGTGCTACTGGACCACAAGGGTCAACTGGTATTGGATCTAGCGGTGCAACTGGGGCCACTGGAGAAATTGGTGCAACCGGAGCCCAAGGTGCAGGTGCAACCGGAGCTCAAGGTGCAACAGGTGCAACTGGTAGTCAAGGTGCTACAGGACCTACAGGATCTCAAGGTAGTGTCGGATCAACAGGTGCAACAGGACCAACAGGTTCTACTGGATTATATGTTGTCAGTGCAACAGTAACTGGCACAGTTTTATCGTTTACACTTAATGACAGTTCGGTATTAACTGCTGGCAGTGTTGCCGGTGCTACAGGTGCAACCGGTCCTGCAGGTGCAACAGGTGCAGAAGGCGTATTTGGTGCTACAGGTTCTACAGGTCCGGTAGCAGCAACAGGTGCAACAGGACCAGAAGGTGCCACTGGTGCAATTGGTGCTACAGGACCAACAGGAAATATTGGTTCAACTGGTGTTACTGGTAATTTTGGTGCAACTGGTGCTACCGGTAACAACGGACCAACTGGTGCTACAGGACTTTATGTTGTGACAGCAACCGTTACAGGTACAAATTTATCATTCACATTAAATGATAACAGTATCATCAACGTTGGAAGTGTTGCAGGATCAACCGGTGCTACCGGCAGTGGTGCTACAGGTGCTTTAGGCCCTGCCGGTGCAACAGGTGGACTAGGTGCTACAGGTGCTACAGGTATTGGTGATCCAGGACCAGTTGGAGGAACAGGTGCTACAGGTGCTACAGGTGCAATTGGAGCCACTGGTGCTACAGGTATGACTGGCGACACTGGTATACAAGGTGCGACTGGTCCAGAAGCTACAGCATTCTTATTATACACTACTTCTACTCTTTCTTTAAGCACAGGTACTAAGAGTTTTACTTTCTTTGACGTGAACGGTAGAGGACGTCAAGGCGGATACATTGAAGGTATGCGTGTACGTGTTGGTGGACTAAATTCTGTTCCGTATGTTTATATGGAAGGTTTAGTAACTGCAATTACCGAAGCAACTACTTCAATGAACGTGCTGGTAGATCGTGTTTTAGGTACAGGATCTACCAACAGTTGGTTCATTAGTCCGACAGGTGATGTTGGTGCAACTGGACTAGGGTACTTTGCAACTTCTGACAGCAGTCATACTTTACCAGCATCTGGTAATTTATTGTTTGTTGTAAATGAAGCTGAAACGGCCTTTACAGCAGGTAATAGAATTCGTGCAATTGCAGCAGAACGTGGAGTATTAAGTTATGTGGAAGGTCAGCTTAATAGGACAGGAACTAACTTTACAGTTGCAGTAGATGAATCTTTCCTAAATCCACAGGAAACTATCAGTACATTTAACACATGGACTATTGCCATTGCAGGTAGCAGACCGTCCACTACTTCGACCCAATTATTTTTAAACTCTACTCAAGCTGCACTAAGTACCGCAACTGCAACACTTGTGGTATTAGGTGGTGTCGGTATTGGTAGCAATATTTTTGTAGGAAGTTTACAAGGTGTAGGTAACCGTGCAGTATATTCTACTAGTGCTGGTGAATTAACGAATACTGCTTCAGATGAGAATCTCAAGAAGAATATTACTTCGTTCGATATGGGACTAACTGCAACTATTGCACTAAGTTCTGTATACTACAATTGGGTAGATGAAGACAGATTAGGATCACAAAGAGAAGTAGGATTTATTGCACAACAAGTACAGCAAATCCTACCAGAAGCAGTTGGAACTAATGCAGACGGAACCTTAAGTTTAGATTATTCTAGATTAATTCCTATGCTGGTTAATTCTATCAAAGATCTAAAAGATCAGGTAGATTCATTAACAACTCGTGTTCAGAACTTAGAGTCTTAAATCAGGGAGAGCAGCGTTTGCTCTCTTTGATATATCTCTTCTAGTTCATCTAGTGCAGCCTGATAGTCTTTAGTCACACGTACTGCAACGCCGCTGGCTTCTCTCCAACTTTGGCAGTTATCAGGACGGTCGTCTACTAGAATATCACCTGCGACACAGTGCTTTTTCTTATCTTCTGAGTAGGGTCCAAAGTGTACTGGGATATCTGGATACCGTTCTTGTGCCCATAACATCTTATCCCAAAACGCCCAATGTACATCATTGTAGTGAGGAATAGCAGTTAGAAAAATAAGGTTAAACCCAAAATCGTCCCTGAACTTCCTTGCCAGATCTACCATTTGATCGGCTTGTGGCATCTTTGGCAAATCACGAAACATCCGCATATGTGATCGAATCTTTTGCCAGTCAACGTCGGGATATTTGACTGTAGGGTCATCGAGGCGATAGCCAATAAATTGTGCAACGCCTTCGGTCCAATCGGCTACAACGCCGTCCATATCTAAATAAATTGTTCTCATAGTTTATTATAAACTATTTGCAATCTAATGTCAAATACTTAATTGTTTATCGGTTGCTTTAGTAATTGCAGACATAAGATGTCCAACTAAGCCGTCGTTGCGAAGGCTTTTGAATGCCAGATTTGCAGGACCAAATTCGCCATCTTTTGCCAGTCCCGCCTTTCTGAAATTCTTCAGCATGTCTTTTAGTTTTTCCATAAATTCTAGATCACCAGTTTTAACTGCTTTAAGAATTAAATTTTCCCACATATCAAACAATCGTCTAACTTCTTTCCGATCATAGTCCATAATAGGAGCACCGGGTTTCTTAATCCACTCTCCTCTAAGAACTGAGTATGTAGACGAAACAGCAGGCTCTTTAGAATCTTCTGCGTACAATTCTACAGGAACGTTACGAATGTATAGATCGTGATTTTGTTTCCATAATCTTCTTTTTGCGTCAAACAATTCTGCAACTGCAAGATCACAATCGACGCTGTCATACGGAACAATAAGATGCAGATCTAAATCTGAATGTCGAGTATAGTTATAGTTTGCCTGACTGCCTGTTACTAGTATGTCTATAATAGGAACATCTATGTCTAAAAAATTATAGTAGGCTTTGGCTATTTTTAATAACGCAACTCTTACATCTGTTCTTAGATCACTGCCCTGCCACAATGCAGGATTGAGTTCTTTATTAAGATCAATTGGGTCAGTAAATTCAGCAATACTCATAACTATTATTTATTTTATTAAATATCTCGATGAGTGAAATAAAAAGTTTAACCGGAAGTATTATAGTATCGCAGCCTAGAAGCGAGGATCCCTATTTTACCAAGGGAGTTATATTAGTTGCAAAACACAGTCCTAGCGGGTCTTGGGGTTTAATGGTTAACAAACCTGCCGCAAATTTAACCCTGGGTACAATTATGCAGGCAGTAGGGATTGATTCAAAAAAACGAGATAAAGTATTTGTTGGAGGACCAGTCGATACGCACAGAGTGTTTATTATTCATACTCTAGATTGGCAAAGTTCTAATACTATAAAAATTACGCCAGATATTGGAATCACTAACGAAATGGCCATACTTGCTGCAATTAGTAAAGACGAAGGCCCGGGACTTTATAGAACATGTATAGGTAGCTGTGGTTGGGCACCTAATCAATTAGACGGAGAATTTAGGGGAGATCCTCCGTGGAAACCACAAAATAGATGGCTCGATGCCCCGGCAACCATTGAGTCAATTTTCAATCTAGTCGATGACGGTCAATGGAATCGCAGTATAGAACTAGTTGCACAAAACAAAATCTCCAATTGGCTTTAATCCTTTTCCGGACTAAAACTACTCAGGATATCTCTAACACTTCTTTGTTGCGGTGAGACTTTGGCCTTAGGCAACGAGCTGCCTCTAGTAGGATCGATTTCACCAGTTTCCGGATCAACGTTAGTTGCTGTAACTACACTGGTTTTCTTTAATCCGTCAATTAATGCATTGCTTGCTGCACTACGTTGTTGGCTAAAACTGCCCTCTTCTTCTTCACCTAAGTCCTTAATTCTAAGACTATCGATGTCAAATTCTAAGTCAACCTTTTGCCCTACTCCGCTCGAACTACGTGTCTTCATAAATTGAATTTGATAACGTCCACGTTCACGCATAGCCCTACTGGTAAAGATACCAATAACGTTATCTGCTGTTTGAATCTTACTTAAACCACCTGAGATGTGACTGTGATCAAATTCGATTTCTTCAACAGCACTGCGGTTCAACTGTGCGGCAGTTACTACTACACACTGAGTTTCCATTGCAAAGTTACGAAGCTCTTCTGATACGTATTTGTCTTTAACAAACAAGTCACTTGGGCTAACTTTAACACTTAGTGGCATCATAAGGTCCAAGTAGTCCACTAAAATAATGTCAGGTTTTTTGCCTGTTTTGACCTGATATTCTTTTAAATATGACCTTAAATCGTTACAGTTTTTGCCGGAAGGCATGTATTTTATCTGCATTCCGCCAGCACGGCGACCAGTGAGTTTAACCTTCATTTCAACGTCATCTAAGTTCTTAAAGATGTCTTTGGAAGCAATACCAGTTAGCATACTGTCCACACGCATACCCACTAAACCTTCACTCAATTCAAAGGTAAAATAGATCACGTTCAACCCGGCGAGCGAAAAGTTTACACCTAAGTTGGCAAGGAATAAACTCTTACCGCCACCAGAGCCAGCACAGAAAATGTTCAATTCACCACGCTTGAAACCGCCGTACAGCTTGCGATCAATACTTGGATAACCAGTGCTGATCTGTCCATTATTGTCCTTCAACAATAACAAGCGGGCTCTTGGATCAAACCAGTAGTCAGTGCCCATGTCTTTGTTCAAACTGATCTGGATAGCGTCTTTGATCAGCTTTTCGACCGGAGTGTACTCGCCCTTTTCCAACAAGTCGGCTGATTTAAGAATTGCCCGCTCTAGCCCTTTATGTCGACTAAATGTTTCAAATTCATTCATCAACCAGTCATAGTTTTCTTTAGGTAATGTAATAGCCTGAAAGTCTGTGCTACAGCTAGCATTAACAATACTAACCTCAGGCATGACTTTGTAGTCGTCTACATACTTGGTAACAAACGCCGCAGAATCCTGATATCGTTTGTCAAAATTTTCAGCATCAAAGATATTCTGACAGCGGATAAAAGTTTCAGCATCTGAAAGAAACATCTCCAGATACAGTTTTTGCATTTCTGCGTTATAATTAGGTTTGTTCATCGTCATGCAGGTTCTCTAGTTTTTTCTTTAGTAATTGTATTTTTATCTCATTTGCTTCTACGTACTGTAGAATTGTGAACAGGGTATACAATCTACCATATCTATGCACAGCATCGGCACAGTCTTTGACGCTGTCTTGCCACTCTGGCATACTCACTGTCCAGCTATTTTCTAATGCGGCTTGTATTAATTTTGCTCCAGGCTTGTCTCGATCAGGCACCGCGATAACTCGCTTACCTAACTTATTAATTCTAGCAATTTGCGTAGCATTTGGTTCGTTAGTCATAATTGCTACACCGTCAACAGCTATCGCATCAAATTGCCCTTCAACTACAATTACATATTCTCTATCTTCGGTCTGCCGATCGATGTTGAACACATAGCCACTTTGACTGTCTGTAAGGTATTTGGGTTTACCGGGTTTTATTTTCCGCCCAGTAAACCCCACTACCACACCGTCCTGATAGAAGGGAATAATAACTCGATCACGATATCCGTTCTCCGGACTCCACATCCAGTTGTACCATTCTAAATCCATGCTTCTACCAGCAAGGTAATCAACCACTGCTAATACTTCATCGTTTGGCTCAGCCATTAACCATTCTAATATTGACTTACAGTCTTCCGGGAGAGGTCTGGGCTCTTGATGAAAATTAATAGTAGGAGCAGCTACCGGTTGATCTTCTTTACTACGTAACGCCTCGAGGTTTAGTTTATTAATTTCCTCACTAGGCATTCCCATCCAGTTAAACAAATTTTTAGTATTCTTGCTTAATAACCTTCCGGGTGTCCAGCCTGCTTTGAATCCGCAGTTGAAACAATGATATTGGAATCCATCGTTACTGAACAGCACACCACCACGTTTTCTTGTGTCTTGATGATCTCCATTGTGATGGCAACAGACTGCGTTGAAACCTATCCAGCCACTAGGAGTTGTCTTCCTTTTAGGAGGCAGAAAAGTTTGTACGGAAGCCTGTATGAGATTCATACATACAGTTTAGCTTCTTACAAGTACTTTGTCAATTTTTCCGTTTGGATAATAAGCCGAACCAGGAGTAGGATTGCCTGGCATTTCAGGACTGTAGAAGTTTAACAGATTTGGTAAATTTGAATTATCAGGATACCATTTTACTCTAACATCACTCCAAATGCCTACTGCATTTGCATAATCTACACCGGTAAAATTTGTATAGGTTTTAGTTTCTAATGTTGCATAATTAGCAAAGTTAGAAGGTGCATTGTCCAAGGTTGCTTGCACATCTACGGTGCCAGTGTAATTGGTAAAATACATAGCGATTGTAGTGGCCTGACTCATTTCAGGATTTGCACGTAAGTTTCCAGAATAGAATTCATATCTATTAGGTTCGACGTCCCTATTTGCAAAATATTTAAAGGCAGCAGTTTCTAAACTGTCTTTCAATACTGGTACAAGTTCGCTAGTTAATCTTGCAACTCCGGCAATATTATAATATGTGTTTGAATATGCAGGGATAGATGAACCATCATTGTCAGTCAATGTAACTGAAAAATTATAGTAACCGTTATGTAGTTCTCGAGTGTCGTTTTCAGTCAACGATAATACCGCTAGTCCGCGAGTTGCAGTAGTAACACCGTTGTCAATAACTTCAAGTGTTTTCTGCACAACCATTCTATTTTGTTCTGCATCAAACATAGAAAATACAAAATTATGATTGAAAGTAACCGCGGTGCCCGATGTTATAGTTTCAGTAATGGGTGATAGGAATTGTCCTAGATCAGCATCGTATTGTGGATCTAAGTTATCAAGTGTTAGGGTATTTGAATTAATTGCAGAAATATAAGTGCCGTTAGTTACACTATCACTGTTCACTAGCATACCTACTTGGACATTGGTAGCATCGGCTACTGTGAGTAAATTAGAAGCAGATGTTGCAGCCCCAACAGTACTAGATGCAGCTAAAATTCTAACTAATTTTTGATCAGAGTTTTTAAACTGTAGCTGTACCTTGTTTTTAAGTCCTCTTTGTAATTTTAACTCTCGTTGGTACATAGTTTCATGTGTCCTTGTTATATCGTCGTCCAGATCTAATTGTACACTGAACAAATTGGAGTATAAATAGATTGGTAATTTCTGCATACATATATTTATTAATGACCAACAAGGACGAGTTTCAACAAAAGTTTCCATTCATAACCTGCATCAAAACCTCAGATAATGAGTATATAGGTATCATTGTAAATCACGATGATAACGTTACTAGCATATACAACTATGCTGATATACGCAACGAAGAACATAAACACTTGTTCTTAGAAATGGGAGAAGTTTGGTGGTGGGAAAGTAATAGGAAAATCCCTATCAACATTTTTCTAAAACAAGAAATGGTGGCTTTCAGGCCTTTTATAAAAACATTCAACAGCAAAGATGTTGAAATTATTTTTGGGCCAATTGTTAATCTAGGTGAGATTGCTGAAAAGCGTGTCAAACGCAAGAGCATTCAACTGGTTAGAAGTGTTAAGAAAAAGGGTAGCTAACCCGTTCGCAAATCAAGTTAAGTTGAACAACAATAACGTGAGCATAAGCAACAGCATGAGCCTTCTTAAAGAAATAAGCATCATCCGTTTTAGTCCATATCTCCTGTTGGATACCTTGGAAACCTTCTTTCTCGCATACTGGGATGAGATGTTTTTTACCCGGGCGGAGAAGTGCAAGGAACATGGATAATTCTTCAATGCTCTTAGGCTTTAATTTTGCAATCAATTGATGATACCCATTGATATGAAACAGCTGGTCACATACCGCCGGATCTTCTAATAAGTCCCAAAGCGGCTCAGCTGCTAATAATTCTTTAAGATGTTCTTCATTACGGACACCTTCATATGCACTAACATTTAAAAAATCAATTTTAAAGTAGCCTCGAGATTCTGCTTCTTTATAATTGATATTGGCATTGCCGGTTAATGAGTTAACAGGAATTGCATGACAATACGCACCTGTGTTATGTTTCTTTCCGTCTTCAAGACAAGCAGGCACATGCTGAATTATATCCAACACATTTGAACGATTTAAGAAATCTATATCAATATCAGGCAATTCCAGTCTCCCTACAAATTTCTTTTACAAACGCCACATCCGCCGGGCAGTCTCTAAATTTCTTTGACCAAAAAGATAAATCTAATGTTTGATTAATCATATCCAATTGCTCGTCATTAAACATTCTCATTAGTTCAACTCCGCTCCCAGAATTTAGAACTAACCAGGGACTGACTTTTCCATCTCTAATATGATGTACTGCACGATTTACATTTACGTATTTGAAGTAATGTGCAAAATTTGCATTTTGTTCTTCGCCCCATTCCATCATATATTGCAAGCTTCTTTCAATAGCACTTTCTACAGGCTCTATTTTGATCAGCTCACTTAGATATTTGTCATACAGATCATCTCTACACCAATGATCTAATTTAATTCCGCTCTTAACTACGTAGTCGATAAATCGTTCTGGATACAAAGGATTTACATTGTTAATAAAGCTACCAAATTTTACAAAGGCATTATAGTATGCACTCTTACAAAAGTCACTATAGGGTTTTTGTTTTTTTGCAGCCTGAGTAAGTTGATAAAATCTGTTGTAGGCAAAGAATCCCATCTGGACTCTTTTTTCATCCTTTTGTAGCACTCGCCTTTTTCGTTCACACATATGAGCAACAAGAGTTTTCTCTTGCATAAAACTCTTGTTACAATGCACACATGTAAAAGGTTGGTCAACTAACTCCATTACTCGTATTCTTTCCGTTGTTTCTTATCAAATCCCATTTTATCAAACAATTCTTGTTTGTCTTTATCGTCCATCAATGATGCTAACACTTTGATATCACTTAACTTCATTGCAGGATATAATTCTTCAAGAAGCTTCTCAATCTTGTTTGCTTTGCCTTTGGCACCTGACTTCAGGTATGTGTATTTGACAGGCACACCAACTCCGCAACTGGCAAATAATTGCCAAAGAAGTTGCTTATGACCTTTACTTAAAGTCCAGTGATTGATATTGACAAGATCATTAACTCGTTCGAGAATGAACTGATATGTTTCGGGATCAACTTGAGGATTGCTTACATATCTCATTAAAATATACGGACTAAAAACTTTCTTCTCTTCGTCAGTTAAGTTCTTATAAAAATCGTGGTCTCTACGATTTACCGCTGTTAATTCTCTGCCAATGTCTAGTTTTGCTGCCATGTTTATACCGGATGATGAGGAACTTTATATTCTTTGTCTTTGCTTAGATAGTACAATATTTTAACACGTTCTAAGGCGTTTTCCAATTCTTTATTGTCCAAGGCTGCTTGTCTAATATCATGCCATAACTGAGATTCGCTAGGCGTACTCATATAATTTCTGTGATCTAACGGATCCCTATGATAGTCGTATCCCACAACGGTCCTTTCAGTGCTACCTTGTTCGCGGGCATATACAGTGCCGCCTACTCGTTCGTAAATTAGCTTAACGTTCGGAGTCAGACTGCCCATACGTATATCCATATTGTGAATGTGCCCAGCGAGAAAATCGTTCTAATCCTTCTCGATCATTCGGATAACTCTCTGAATAGATTCTAATTAGTCTATTCAATGTTTCAAATATTTGCGGTTCAGTATACGGCATATTACCAGCACCTTGAGTAATCTACTAGTTCACTTTGACGACTGACTTCTTTAACAAAGTATGCACACGGAGGTTTAGGATCGTTGTTTAACGGAGTACATAACAGTTGTCCTGGCTTCATTTTAGGAAAATACCAACGAACATCTTGATACACATCAACAATATCAATATCGTAAAACTCGGGTCTAAATGAGCTCAATGGATTAAAAATAAATGTTCTAAAGCCGCGATCATTCAAACTAGTCAGAGGTATAATTTCCATATCGGGACCCTCTGGGTCTCCTACAATAGTACACCAATCTAATGGCATGTTTACAGTATATGGCCCGACTTTAAGTACCGCAGCAGGTGCAGTGAACGACTCTAAGAATATTAGAGGAATATAAAAATAGTCAGGATTTTGTGGATCGCTATTGTCCATAACACTGAATCTGAGATCTTCATCAACCTCATCTGGTAGGTCGTTTAGATGATAAATCTTATTATCAAGTGTGAGAATTTGCATTAATATTTTACCTTTTCAATTGTGAACGGATACTTGGCGTCTTTGTAGAACTTCTTTCGTTCAGTAAGGTGTCTCTTCGCATACTTCGTCGACGCTGTAATATCCCAGATTTGTACAAAGTCTTTGTCGTCTGCTTTTCTAATGCCTCGCCCAATGCTTTGTATAACCCTTGTAAAGCTCTTTCCGGACTCAACCATAACCAAATTAAAAATACGGGGGATATTAAGACCCACAGCGGCCACACCATAAGTCGCCACAATAATCTTTTTATCAGCAGTTCTAACTTCGTCATACTCAGTCTTCCGGTCTTTAGTTTTTACTTCTCCCGAGATAAAGACACTATCTGGGATGTTGTCTACTATTATACGTCCTGTTTCAATCCTGTCAACCAGTACTAACGTATTTCCACTTTCTGCAATTCCTGCAACCAGTTTACTAATCCATGCAACTCGATCTTCATCGGTCACTAGATACTTTAGTTCTTCAGGATAACTGCCAAATTCTTTCCACTCAGCAGTTTGGATAACATTTACATGGCAGGTGCTTAGTACTCCTGCCTCTTGCAGAGTATGTGCCTTAACTGTGTGTACTACTTCGCCTAATGCACATTTAATATTTTGAAAATCTATATCTTCTTTAGGCACAGTTCCGGTTAGTCCCCAACGAATGGGTGCATTGGCAAGATTGTTGGTTAACAGTTTCTTCAACACTTCTGCCTTGGCCATATGCACCTCATCAACCATTACTGTTTGAACACCTTCAAGTAATTCTGCCAGTGTTAATAACTCTTCGTCGGTGGTATTTTTAGATCTCTTGTCAAGAATATTCAAACTTTGCCAAGTACAGATAGTATGTGTCTTATCAAGATTTTTTCTATCTCCGTAGTACACTCCGACGTCTAATCCGCAGTTAATGAAGTCTTCTTCAGTTTGTTCAACTAGACTTTTGTTAGGAACAATGGTCACAGTTCGACCATATTTTTCACAGATTTTTGCCAACGTGGCTGTGGTAATTGTCTTACCAAAGCCCGTGGCAATTTCTTGAATGCACTGAGGATTTTCTAGAAACTTGTTAACAACTTCAACTTGATCATCACGCAGTCTAATCTTTGATCCGGCAAACCGATGACCTTCAGGCCATGTTTGGTCACCCCAAAAATCTTCAGCAACTAGGTCAAAGCTCAAGGCCATAGGAACACGATGATCTTCTAGTACAGGATCGTAACCCTGATGTACTAATTCCTCAATAACATCAGGTAACATACTCATATAGGTAGTGCCACCAAGTCCAAAGAAGCTAGTGCAACCGTCCCAACGACCTAATTTATAAGCAGGCAAGTAGCGAGCTTTTTGATCAAAATATTTGAATTTTGTAACCAGTTTTTTTCTTGTGTCAAGGTCTAAGTTTTCAATTTTTACATTGACTTCATCCTTGATTATAATTTTACAATAGGCCAAACTGGTATCCTGATTTAGTTTTATCTGTATATCTAATTACGTCTGCCCTACCATCCAAGTATGTAGAAACACTATAGTGAACTCCGGACAGACTTCCTAGATTTACAATTAGTTTAAATTCTATGCCACTTTTAATCAATGGTTTAGGAATCTTTTGGCTGACAAATACAATTTTAGTGTTATCGTTAATAGGGTTGTTTAAGTTGTTCTGTTTTACTAGTTCGTTAAACATGCCACCGGTGTCACTGTCTAGTCTAAACAATACACTAATGTCTTTTTCTTTAAATCCTTGAGATTTTAACCAGGTAGTCCATGTTTTTAAAGTGAAGAATTCGCCGTAGCCGGGAATGATGATCAATGCGGGAACATTATGCTTGAACAGCTCAGTAAACTGATCAATACTATTTTCATTGACGTCAAATTCTGGCTTATTCGATATCGATTCTTCTAAAAACGATGTCAGAACTGGTGAAAAATTTGCATTTTTTATCAGATTTTCAACAGTTTCGTCCCATGTACTAATGCCGTAGTGCTTGGCCAGTAACAGAGTCTCAATTAGATCATTAGATTCAGGTTGAGGTACTGTTCGATATACATTCTTGAACAAGTACTGGTTATTTTCGTAAGCCACTGTGGGTACATAGTTTTCCATATTTTCAAGAATTTCGGAAATTTGACCAGAAAATTCAAGAAATTCAGGATCCACTATAAAACTATCATTTAGGATATGTTGAGTGATCCATAGTACATTATTTTCTTCTAAGGCAAACTTCCATGCCTTAGAGTCACCGTTCCACTCCACAGTTTTAACTTTTACTTCTGATTTGAATTTTCTAATTTTTTCAACAATTTCCTCAGAAAATGGAAATTTTATCAAAATTTCCTTCCCTTCTATTTTAATGGACTTTTCTTGAAGTGCAGGTTCTATTAAATTAAATTTAAACTCAGGAGCATCAAGGGCCACGGTAACTGCGGTGCCGAGGTCAGCGGTAAGCTGGCCTTGGTATTTTTTACAAAGACGTAAAACCAGTGATCGTTGCTTCTCTGTGAAGCCTCGGCCAGCTGATGGATTGGCCGCAAGGCTGTGTACTACTTTTTCATCCATTGCCCATAAAGAGATTGGATTAGAAAATAGATAGCTTCCGGTGTTACCGAGCCTACAGATGAGATCTTCAATGTAGAGTTTCATTTTATATTGACACGTCTTCCATACCGGCGGTACGGAGTTTAATGATGTTACTAACTTGCCACTGTTTTATGTCTAATCCCTTGATAATACCCAACCATTGATTACGCAAGAGTGCAAACTCATTAATGATCTTTTCCATATCAACTACGTCTGCTTCGCCGTCGACATATTTTTCAACATCTCTAGAACTAAGAGCCCTAGCATAGTTTTCTAAATATTTTTTAAAGGTCTTTGATCTGATTCTGCGAAGTTCAATGTTCAGGTATTCGAGGATACCTTCAATTTCTTGAAGTTGATTAAATCGATGTGCTACAATTCCTGGTAAGGCGGCAGAAGTTTTTTCTATGTTGCCATAGACTTTAACCTCGCCCCTTGCCTGTTCTAATTCGGAATAGTAATGATCGATACAGCCTGGTAAGTGAGCAATATCATTGCTAACTTTGCTGTACCAGTTCATTAATAGTCCTCGTCTTCTTCGGAATAACCGTCGTCTTCTTCGTCTTCGAATTCTTTTTCTTCATCAACCACTGCCTTAACAGCAATGTCTAGATGAGGATCATATCCCATAAGAGCTTCAAGTGCGGCAATTTCGACATCCTTGCCTAACAAGAAATCAACGTACTGATGAGCAGCCAATTCTTTGTTTTTGTCTGGGATATATTCTCGGAAGGTATCCCATACCTCCATAATCAATGCTTCTTCCATTATGCTTCCTCAGTATCTTCAGCAACTACTGCCGCAATATCCATTGCAGCTTCGTCCCATTCATCCATAATAATTTTTAACTTGTCTTCAGTCCAACCTTTTCGGAAAAAAGAATGAACTTCGCCAGTTTCTTTACTTATATATTGTAGCTTATTTCCGCTCTTTGTCAAAACGTTTTTAGCTTCAAATAAGTCCACTAATCCGGACGTCGGTGCCATACCTGTTGCATACGGGATCTCAACTTGTACTGACTCAAATGGTTTTGCATAACGAGTTTTCATAATCTTACAAGCAGAACGGATACCGTTAACTGTTGTAGTCTTATTACCATCTGCGTCTGTTTTCAATTTCAATTTACGCATAGCAACTACAATAGAGCTAGCATAAATGAAGCCTTGGCCTCCACTGATCTTGTCATCAGGGTCAAACATATCCTGGCTAGCATAGGTGTGGTTAGTACAAACTAACCCAACGTTATAGCTACCAAACATGTTGACACAATTACGAACAAGAGATGTAAGTGCTTTGGGTTTACGGCCCATGTCACCTTTCATTTCGCCTGCTTCAAACTGATTTACGTCAGTAGGAGTCAACAACATGCCTAAAGAATCAATTACAAACAAAATTTTTGGACGTTCTTCCAACGGCATTGTTTTATATTCTTTCATGAATTCACTAATGGTTTTTGCCACGTCGTCAATCATAGCCATGTTAAGTTTTAGAAGTTTTTTCTCTGAAGTATCAACACCAAGTGCGTGTAGCCATGCTTCGTCAAGTGCATTTTCGCTATCAACTAGGATAACATACATGTCTTGCTCTTGTGCATGTTTAATAATGTTGCCTGAACAAATATAACTCTTACCTGCACCGCTTTCGCCTGCGAAAACAGTAACTTTACCAAGGGGGACCCCTTTATTAAAGTCCCCCGAGATCAAGTAGTTAAGAGCAAAGTTGCCAGTTGAAATCCAGTCAGTAGGATCGTTGAAGCCAATACCTAAGCCTTCAATAGACTTAGTGATGGACTTGCGAAACTTAGAAATATCAAATGATTTTGCCATTATGATCTCCTAAATTAAGCGGTTGCGTTACGTGCTTTAATCTTAGCTAAGATATCTTGAGCTCGTGAACTTGCTTCGCTTCCACCTGCTGGTGCAGTCGGTGCAGGAGTGAATGACTTTTCAGCTACTTGAACTTCTTCTTCCCACGGTGCCGCTTCTGCTACCGGAGTAGCAGCCATTGGAGCCGCCGGTGCTGGACGAGCAGCTGGGGCAGCAGATGCTGTACCCGAGGCGTTGTCACGACCACCATAACCTGCTGGCTTGAAGTATTGACCCCAACGTTCCATGTCAAATGCTTCACCGTCTACTGACGCTTCAAACATTTCTTTCATGACTTTGAGTTCAACATCGCCGGGCTTTTTAGGCAAGAATGACTTTAAGTCAAACGCACCGTATTGTGTCAAAGCTGCCTGTTCAGCATCACCTAGAGCACGTTCACGACGAGCCCATTGTGATGTAGAGTAGTCTGCATATCCGCCCTTGCTAGTTTTAACAATGCGGAAGTCCACACCGCGAAGTGTGTCAGTTGGCAATTCTTCCATATCAGGATCTAGCAAAGCTGCCTTGATAATGTTAAAGATTTGACTGCCGATAATGAATCGACGAATTGGATTTTCAGGAGTTTTGCCATCTTCTTTGTACTGGCTATCTACTACATAACCTTGGAACAGGTATGACTTCTTTTTCCAGTACTTACGACCCATGTCTTCCAAAGACTTGTCTTTAAACCAAGGGCGAACCTCAGTAAGAATTGGACATGTCTCGCCCCACATTTCCATACAAGGAACTTGCACAGTCACGGGCTTGGAATTTGCTTCACCTTTGACACCGGCGAAAGGCAATTTGATCATTGCACGTTCGATCCAGAAGAAGGTGTTGTTTGGATCAGCGTCAGGCAAGAAACGAACCGTTGCGGTTTGTCCTTCTGCGATGTTCCAATGGGGGTAAATTGCGTTGTCTCCACCGGATGAGCCACCAGTGTTTTGTTGAGATGATGCTTGAAGTTTTGCTCTAATTTCTGCTAACGTTGCCATAATGTTTTTCCTTAATGTTGATTTATTATGCCTCTTCTTTAAAGCCCACTGACTAAAAAGAAAAACTGTGCATACGGTTAAGTATACACAGCTTTATTTATCACTGCAACCTATTTGGTTGAAATTATTGAGCGAGTTCTGCCAACATGTGATAATGTAGATCGTACATTTCTAGGCCGTTGTGCTTGCCGTCAAAAATTCTATAGGGCTCGCCGCGGTACCCTGAAAACTTGTGTTCAGTTACTACATAGCCTTGTTCATTTAAGAAATTTACCACTTCTTCATATTTGACTTCATCAAAATACATGTGAAAATGGAACTCAATTGCTAGTGTAGGTTTAAACTTTTGAATAAATTCTTTGCCGCCTAGTATGACATCTAAGTCACTGCCTTCGGTGTCAATTTTTACAAGAATATTGTCACCAACTTTTGCTTCGTCAGATAGACTATCAAGAGTTATTGTCCTGATTCCTTCTTCTGTGCGGTCAATATTTTCGTATAAGTCTTTACCAAATACCGTAAATTGTCCCGAATCTGCAGAAGGGGTAGAAATTGATTTTACCTGATCTAACTCATTTGAACAGATATTTTTTAAGAATTTTACCTTGTTCTGTTGATCATTTATTTTGATTTTTGCAGCATCCAGTGCTTCAGTTGATGGCTCAACAAAGATAATTTTAGAATAGTCGTTGTATAACTGCGACGACCACATACCTACGTTCCCACCAATATCGATGAATAAATCACCTTGGAAATCGTATTCAAATGATTCAATTTTTTTTAACATTGCAACCTCATTAGCTAATCAATTAATTATCTATTAAGGTTGCTGTGACTTAAATTCTTGAAAGACCTGCTAGTTTTTTAATAGCTTCGAACTGCATTGTGGCTTCTTGTTGACTACGCATTGCTTCAGTTTTGGCCTGCATTTCTTCAACATACTTCTCTACAAGTTTGCCAACATGATCGCCAAATTGCTTGCCAGCCATAATGCCTAACTCAGTAGGACCTTTACGCCACTCGCCTAAACCCTGTTCTTGGGCGTGTTTATTATAGAAAGGTTTGATAAATTCTACAATTTCTTTCATTGACGGGCTACGACCTTCTGGCTTGCTTTCTTGATTTTCCATGTCTTCACCTTCTTCAGGCGTGTTATCCATGTTTCTCAATTCTGATAATGTATCACCTACAAAGTCTTCGTCATAGCTGATCATGTGACGTGCATGTTTTGGACTCATGTCAAGATGTTTAACTAATATCATGCCAATAGCACTGATCAATTCGTTTTCTTTTGCAGAATCGTATTTGATACCTTTATCAAAAAGAATTTTAGCAACCTGATAGCTTGTGCGATCTTCTGGGGCTTCCGCAACAGGTTGATCGACTGGCATTTCTGCAGGAGGTGCGGCTGGAGGCATTTCTGCAGGTGCAGGTGCAGGTTCAGCCGGCTGCTCTCCGCTTAGTTCTTGTGCAGCTTCTGGATCATCTTTCATCAGCCAAGATAAAATTGTGCCTTTAGGATCACCCTCTGGGTTTAATTGTGCGGCTGCTGTTAGTGCATTCTCTAGTGCATCATTAAACACTCCAATACCTTGCAGTGCTTCAATAGCACCGGTTGCATCTGGGCCGCCAAATGTTAAACCGTTGTCTAATAGATCTTTCAATGCCATAATAGTGTCAGGCTCTAGTGTACCTTCAGATACAGAGGTTGCCCAAGACTCAAATGCAGCAAAGTCATCAACTGGCATTGTTTCTTCACTAATATCTTCTTCAACTTCACCAAAACTTTCAAGATCAATTTCACTTGTTTCTTGCATAATTTTGTGGATCAGTGGAAAGTATTGTGCCAAGTCTTCTTTGAAATTCTTAACTGTAAACTTACTCTTGTAGTCTTCCATAGTGGCTTGATCTAACACAAAGCCGTCATCTTCATTAGATGGTTGAAGAGATTCTACCCATGATTCATAAAATTTCTGTCCGCCAAGTCCTTCGATTACTTTACGAATTTGTTCAAGTTTTACTTGACTGCGTTCAAGAATTTCATTTACTTCTTGATTCATGCCGTCGTGGTGTCCTACATGTCTTTTAAATGCAACTAGCTGACTTACTTTTTCGCTTAGAGAAATAATTTCTTTGCCTGCATCGTCGTACGGTCTGCCACCATTTGATACATGACGTTGCATTGCTTTAGCACCAGCCAAGTGGATGAAAGGATACTTAAAACGTTCACCGTCGGAGTTTTCAATATATAAGGAATTAATATTTCTACTTCTTGCACCCTTCTGTGTTTCGTCAACTACTTTAGAGTGACGTACAATCAGTCTAGTGTTTTCTAGTTTTCTCATGCTGGTCTTTGGACCTCTACCAATCATTGCAGACTCGTTCATATTGTTTTCCTTCGTTCCTGTTTGTGCAAGATATTGAAAATCATTCTTGTTTAAATTGCTTTTTGTAATGTCTCTAGTGTCAAATCGTAGCATTCTACGTTTGGCAAAATAACGCATTTCTCTTAAAAATTCATACCACTCATTAAGAGTAATAGTGTCTACGTCCTCAGTAATACCTTGACTATAGAAAACTTTTAAGCTGCCTAAATCGTTAATTGAAACACTAACACGACCTAAATTGTTGCCTTCAATGACAAAATCAAAGTCAAAAAATCGTGCATCTTTCGGTGCGGTGGTTATTGTGCCCTCGGCGTCACCCATCTCAACATTAGTGAAACGGCCGCGTACTTTGTCAAAGACGTCTTGTGCAATAAATTCGATGATATTCATATTAGCGTATTTATTAATAATGTGATACAAATATCGGCATGGGCAGATCAATATCGTCCATTGCCCTATCTTCTACCATTCGATCGTACACTGTAGGATCCCAATCACCTAACTGGCTGATCATCCGTACTGCTAGTAGCGTAGAAGATACTAGATCGTCGTGTTCATTGGTTTTTGCTTCAAAACTAATGCCTTTTGCAATATAAGTTTTAAGCTCACTGATTAGGGCTTTACTTTTAATTTTTAAACGTTTTTGTTCAATTAACTGCTTGAGCTTTGCACACGCGGATATTTTGCTTACATTTGTAGTGTTAAAACCTCTGCGGAATCGTCTCACGTGCCCTTTCTTAATGGGCTCGCTCATAAACATTCCGGGTATAGTTTCTTCGCCCATTTCGTTAATTGCAACTAGAGCAGCTTCTCCAACAGTATTGTTTTCTACTGAGTAATAGATCTGGCCTCTATTTTCGCTCTTTGAGCATTCATTATCGATGTGCTTGCAAATATCTCGCATGATTCTAACCTGCTGTTGAACTGGAGTAGTATTGTGATTCCACTCGCCTACTTGTTCAAAGCTAGGTACTTCAAATATCTGAAGTGCTGCATAATCCCCGCCCGTGCCCAGGCTTGGATCAAGAGACACAACATATATACTGTTAGGATCTATCTTCTTGTACCACCTTACCTGACCCATTTTCATGATCGGGTCAACACCTTCTAGATCAGATAATGTAATACTATTAATCAGAGTTTCGTCAAAAATCAAGAATTCGCAATCGTGTTCTCGACGGAATCTCTCCTCACCAATACGGGATTTTTCAGTGTCAGCCCACTCTTGGTCTCTGTCTGGATGCTCTCTCCAAAATGCTCTAAAGGGGAAGAATCCGTTACGACCAACTTCTTGTTCGTTCCCGTATTCGTCAAATTTCTTGTTTGCTTCTTTCCAGATCTGTGCAAACTGATCTTCGTCACTGTTTGGCGTAGAAGTAATAATCGCCTTACCACCAGTAGCTAGTGTAGGGCTAATAGACGTCCAGAATTCTGTAGCAATGTTAGGTTCAACGAATGCAAACTCATCAGCGTATAGTAAGGACAAAGATAAACCTCGACCAGTAGTCGGAGTAGTTGTCTGTGCAATAATACGTGAACCGTTGTCAAATTCAATGCTCTGTTTATTGTAACTCTTTACACCGCAACGAATATGATCGGGACATAATTCGTATGCATAACGAATACGCGACATAATTTCCTGGGCACCTGTATACTTGTGAGCTGCAACTAAGATAGTTGAATCAGGAATAAACATAGCGTACCATAACAGGTAGCCCGCCGCGGTAGTAGTTTTACCTGTTTGACGTGGTAGTAAATTTACATTAAATCGATGATCGTGATAACTGTCGATTAATCTTATCTGATATTCGAACGGTACATACTTCATCTTACCCTTAACTGGATGTTGGATGTAGAAGAAATTATCAAGAAAATAATGAGGGCCAATTACTGAATCAGTACATTTCATTAAATCTTCGATGTCCTGTTCTGTCCATTTCTGTGTAGAATAGGGCTTCTTGATTAAGTTATCGTATTTGTTAGCTGACATGTGAATATTTACCGAAAAAAATAGCCTCCTAAGAGGCTATTTGGTTAATCCAAATGGATTACTTTCTTGGGCTAGAGAAAACTTTAGCACCAACCCTTTCGTTTCGTTTGTCGTTAGCTTCTTTATTAGCGGCCTTGCCGGGCTCTTTTGACTTACGGATAAACGCAGGAACGTCTTCAGGTTTCGGACCTTCTGCAACAAACTTTCTATAATCATCCATTAGCTTAGATTCAAATGCAGCCACCGGGCTAGCAGTCTCTTCCTTCTTTTTTGCGTTCGGATCGGGCATTGGATTAGAACCACTGTTCGGCGGAGTATAATCAAAATCACGAACTTTGTTTACTACATGTGCAAAGTCGTTAGGGTTATAATCGCGTGTCTTTGGATCAGGTGTATTATCATACCCTTCGTCTTCTGGCTTTCCGTTATCACGTGCATTTAACTTGTCAGTTGTGCTGCCTTTAATAGGTTCGTCGCTAGTAACCTTAACTGGCATATCTGTGGAGATTTTTACTGGTTGCCCTGTGCGAATCTTTTTAATAATGTCAGCTAATTCGTCTGCACCGCTATCGTCTATGTTTGCAGGAGGCTCAGCAGTTAATGGGCCATCATCTGGTTGCTCAAGATCGTGATCCGTCATATCATGATCACCATCCATGTCAACATCGCCCAATGCTTTCATCATAGGATCCATTCCTGGCATACCCATTGTAGCACTAGGAGTATCAGTTTTAGCCAGATCCATAATGCCACGCATCATAGAAACAATTTCTTGTGCATTGCCAGCACTCATGTTAATACTAGCTGGCATCTGAGGTGCCATATTCATTGGAGACCCCATGCCCATCATACCGCATTCTGCAAGTGCAGACTCATTAAGTTGTTTCTTAAAACCGCTTAATGCTCTTAGCTCGGACATATCTGGCTCAGGTAGATTCAATTCTACTTCTTTGCTTTCTGTTAAGACTGCTGGCTTTTCAACTAGTGCAGGCTGTGCGTTGCTGCCGTTTAGGCTAGACAATTTTTTAAGTATGTTTAACATTTCCATATTCGTATTTCCTTTATTGACCCGAAGTAGGGATCTGTTCCCCACGCTCTTTGCGTCTAGCTGCGGCATCTGCATTTAACTGTTTCAAAAATGATGTATTATATTTTTCACCGTAGTAATCATCAAACTTTGCATTAGGCAATTCTTTGTACTCACTATCTGTTAGTAACGCACCTTCTCTCTTTTCTACGGGTTCTTGATATTCTTCCGACGGCTCTAATGGGCTACGTACTACCATGTAGTTTTCGTTAATGCCTAATTCTGCTGTCAGATATTTGTGTAATTCATTTGCAGTAGTTGGGTAATTAAGAGAGATTTCGTAGATACTAACTTCTGCATTTTTAATTTTTGGAAAGTCTAGTGGTAATTGCTGGATAGGAGTTTTGCCTTTTTTGCTAAACTCAGCTACGCTGAAACGTTCTAATAAACCCTTCATCTTTGCTTCTGATTCAGAGGTGCATTCTTGTGCGACTTTAATTTTAAAATCGTATTTTTTTACAGACTCTGTAAGATATTCTTTAAATGATCTCATGGTGATTTCCTATGCTTTATTTATCCAGATTTTTAAGTTTTGCAATGAGGCTGTTACGGTCTGTAATCAGCACTCCTTCAGCTTGTACTGACTCAGGATTTGCATTACCTTCTTTTTTATCTACAGCATATTTTTTTAGCTGTAATTCTACCATTTTTAACTTTTTATCAATTTTTGCACTTTTGGCAGTGATTGCGGCATTTAGCATATTGCCTGCAACTTCAAACATGCGGGCACCGTAACGTGCTTCGACGTTCATACCTAGATCCATTAGATCGTCGTAGGCTTTTTCAGCTTTGTTTGCTAGTGCATCTAATTCACTATCGCTAATGTCGCCAAGTCCTTTAACACGAGGTAAGGCTGCTGAAATTTTGTCAAATTCTTCTAGTTTTTCTTGTAAGGAAATTGTTATAGGTTCGGCAGGAATAACTACTTCCTCGTTATCTTGCGGCAAATTAAAAAGTTCTTCAAGTTTCTTTGTCATAATATTACTTATCGCTTTTTACTGCCATTATGGAAAATATCACGCTCGCTTACTACTCTAAACTGTATTCCACGGGCTTTACACCATGCACTGGCTGCTTCCCATTTTGCCATATTTTTTACATAAGCTGCTTGATTATGGGGGTTCTTGCCCACAGATTCTTTTACTGCTTGATTGTTGGGTTTAATTTCTATCATTTCCGCATGACGTTTTTGATTCTTATCCGAATAGACGATTAAAAAATCCGGAACGTATACTGTATTCTTTCCGGTGAGCGGATCTCTATAAGGAATCTTAACAGCTTCACTAGCCCACTGCTCTATTGCAGGGTTGTTGTCGCAGAACAGCATAAACGTATGTTCCCAACTTGATCTATAAACAGGATCATGTTGCCCCACAAATTTTTCAGGATTTTTGGGAATGTATCGACCTTTAGCTGTGTTTCTCATTAGGGTAAAATGTTACGTTTAACCACTTCAACGGGTGTAATGTTTTGTGTTGTGCCCAATACACTGGTCTTAAATCTATTGAAATTTAATATTTCCGATACTAACTGGCTCAGCTCAACATTTCCTAAATTTTTCATAGAATCGAGAACGTTCATCGGATTAAAGCTGTCACGCTTGGCCTGCATCATAATTGTTATGGCAATATTTTCTGCAGATTCGTCGCTGAATCCTTTGTTAGACAATAGCCCTTTCATTGCGGTCAACGTGTCGTTATGTAATTGAACAGGTAAATCATTATATTGATTTAAGTTCTTGTTTGATAAATCACTTGCAGACCTTGCTGCTTGTTTAGGTGGTATATTGGTATACATTATGCAAAATATGTAGTTGTTGAATCGTCGTCATCTTCTTGGACTTCGTATACTTCTGCTTCTGAAACATCTATGTCTTCTGTGTCTGAGAATCGAGTTTCGGCATTTAGCCTTTCAGTTTCGAACGGATCGTCGGCACCTATTGTTTCATCTGAATTTTCAGAAGCTTCTGCCTCTGCTAGTAATGTTTCTAATTCTGCATCTTCTAAAGCAATAGTGTTTAAACTTGATGTTAATTTATCAGGATCTGTGTAGCCAAGCTCATCAAATTCTGCATAGATTGCTTCTACTGCTTCAGGGTCCCCGTCTGCTGCTGCAATCCTTGCATCTAGTTCGCCTTTTAAACTGCGACTTTGTGCAATCTGTGCGGAAATATCTGAGGCCAATGCTGCTTTTTCTGCACGAGCAGTTGCAATTGCGGCAGATGTGCCGGCAGCACTAGACGGCAACAATCCTTTGATTGCGTTTCCGATCTTATCAGTTAATCCGCCAACTGCTCCGCCGATGCCTGCCGCTAATCCGCCTAAATTAAAGCCACCGCCACCGGCCTGCTGCGACCTAGGTACTGCGGTAGTAGGCATCTCTCCTGGTAATGTTGCTAGAGAAAGTCCAGCAGGACTTTTTCCAGTTAACACATCAGGTAACTTTCCAGTTCTTGCAACTTTGTCTAAAATTCCGTAACCTTCTGATAAGATACTTGCCTTGGAGATATTCTTAGCATTGTTAAAAATTGCAGCGGCACCTCTTGCAGTTTTGAATAATCCTAACGGACTTGCATCACCTGCACCGCCAAATATTTCTCCAATTCCGGGGATAATGCCGCCTGGCCCTAATATACTATTGTTGCCGCCGCCAAAAATACTCAATGGGCCGGGAGTTGTATCGTAATGTATAGTAGCAAACCCAGTAGGGCTATCTCTTTTAATTTGCCCAGTTCCGTACAGTACTGTTTCAAATTGCACAGTCATATTATTTTCTAACAATTTACTCTGTGTTTGATCTAGTTTATCGTGACTGAAATCTGTAATAATAGGATTGACTAGTACAAACGCTGTAAACTGTTTTCTATTGAGCTGATAAATTTCAATAGATCTAAAGAAAGGATCTGTTTGCCCATTGTTTAGACCAAACGCTGTGCTTTCGTTAACATTGGTTCCTATCTTTTTATATTTTGTATCTGCAAATCCTGGGGCAATGGTCAATGCAGAAGTGTTCTTTCCGTCAACAAAATAATAGTTGTAATAGGCTTTCCACATACCAGTAGTGGTGTTATTGTGATCATCATGAAACGCCATAGCCACTGGTTGATATTCAATTTTACTCTGTACAATAGCTTTTCTATTGTACTGATTAATTGTTTCTGTAGCAATTCTGTATTTAGGTAGGTCGATATTTTTTACCAGCAAACCTAACTCAGCACCGTTCTTTGTTAAAAACTGTTCAGTGATAGGATTGTTATTTCTGTTGATGTTAAACACAACATAATACATGAACCCAGACTTGGGTGCTAGTCTAAAATAGTCATCAACATACAATCTACTCGCATGTTGGTAGTCTTTAACCTGCGTAGTGGTCGTAAGTGCTTGACCTAGAAAATTAGTGAATGCATTTGCCATAGTAATATTTAGCCGTAAAAAAAGGCCCCCTAAAGGGCCAATCTTTGAACAGGTTAATTAACCTGTTGCTAAGGAAGATAATGTTCTTCCTACAGTAGCTCCTAAGCCAACTGGTTGACCTGAAGGTCCGATCTGTAGTGCGTTATCGTATTGGATTGTAAGTGCAATCTCCATCGGAGCACTCTCAGCATATGCCAATTCGTTATAGTTTACTGACTGCAAATAGCAACCATAAACTTCCCATGTTTCTAATACGTTAGCTGCCCAATTTGCATTGTCGCCATTGCCGCCGTCAAGCATCTCAATACGAGTTAAGAACTTGTATTCAGCACCTGCTGCTGCACTTGCTTGTTCAAAGAAATCAAACTGCTTCTGTAGTTGTTCGCCAACTAACTTAGTAACGTTGCCTTGAGCATCGTCGCGAAGAGTCAAGTTCATTGGTTGCCATGTGTGCTTACCGGCATAGTTAATCTGGCTGTTATACACGTGAATTGTTTGATTTTCAAACTGAACTTGCGGTCTAGCTGCCGTTACAACTTGCTTGGTTAGCTCAGTGGTAGGTTTTGTAACACCAAAATTTTCTAGTGATACACGGAAGCGATACTTCAACTTCGGCATCAATAGACCTTGAACGGTACTACTTTGTCCACCACCTGCTAGTGGAACTGTGAATCTGCTTAAACTTGCGATTGCCATCTTATGTGCTCCTTGTCCTTAATATTTACCAATTATAGTCCAGCTTGAATATCGCCAGTGTTTTTCAAGCGTAGTGGAATATAGATAAATTCAACTGCTTTTACTGGTTCAATAGCAATGTCTAACCATAGTTCTGAACGGTCTACTCTTGTAGGTGTGTTGTTTGTTTCATCACACACTACTAAGAAGTCGTACAGTGCTCGCTGTCCTACTAACTCTAGTAAGAAGCTTTCTGTTGCTTGTTTGATCTCGTTACGAGTAATTCTATCGTTAGGTTCAAACAAGAACGGCTTAACTAATAGACTTAACTGTCTACGTAAGTATGCAACTAAACGTGCAACGTTAATTCTGTCTAATGCACTGGCGTTTCTTGCACGAGTGTATTGACCAAAGTTAACAATGCCAGCACCTGGAATTGTAGCGATTGGGTTAACTTTAACTCCTGCTAGTACATCACGTAAGCTCTGTGGCAAGCTAGTTGTTTTAAACTCGCCTTCACTAGTAATGTAACCAACACTGGTAGCATTGTCAACACCGCCGCGACGTGTGCCAGCCGGAGCAAACCACTGGAAGCTCTTAGCATCGCTGTTAACGATAGTACGTAGCATCATGTGGCTTGGTGGAACAACAATAGCATTTCCTAAGTTGTCATTTGTATAACCGCTTGGATAGAACATAGCCATATATTCGTCATAGCTAACTGCACCTTCTTCACTGTTGTCAAATGCCAACGCTGTGTTGAAGCCCCAGTTGTTTAGTTCTGTTCCGTTAGGTTGTAATCTAAACGGTGTATCACCAACAACAAATGCTGTTAATCCGCGATCTGTGTTGAATGCAATCATATTTTGAATTGCTTCTGGATATCCAGGAGCTGCAATCAAATTAAAGATTACAGTGTCAGTGTCACGAATACTTTGGTTAGTGTCAATTAGGGCTTTGAATGCTTCTACAACAAAACCTCGTTGAGCCCAACGACCAAAGCTGCCCTGGCCGGTTGGTTGGTTAGGACTTACTGTGATCCAACGGTTAGCAACATAAGGAGTAGAGCTGTTAGATCCGTCCATTTGCTCGTCGTTGTAACGTGGGTTCTTACCGTCGTTTGCATCAATGTTGATGTGTGTTGTAACATACTTCTTAACGTTGAATCCTGAACGGCGTAGGTTCCACAAATGCATACCACGTGGGTATAATGCTGGATCTGGTGCGTCTGGGTCTAAGTAGTCACTGGCTAGTAGATCAACAATGTCTGCCATCTCTTCGCTTGTTCCTGCTGTGCTCCAACGTGCATCTGCAAACAACCATCCGTCTGGAGTTGTTTGATCTGTAGTGTCTTGTAAAATCCATTTTCCGCCTGTACGGATATAAACTACTCTGCCATAGTTACTGACGTCAGCTGTGCTGATCCAAATGTCGTTATCAACTAATGGATCACCGTTGCTCTGTGTAGTAGGTGCTACACTGGCAACAATTGGACCTGCAGGATCAGTTAAAGGATATACATTCTTATAACCTTTCCATGTTGTTCCGTTGTGAACCATAATATCTACTTCGTCAACAACACTGCTATACCATAATTGACCATCAATTGGGTCTGTAAATGGTGTTTGTGCTGCTGCTTCGTATACTAAAGGCTTCCAGTTACTTGCATAGAACGTGATGTCTCTGCTGTCGTATGTAGCTTTTGCGTATAAATTCTTTGTTCCAGTTTCAATACCGGTAGTGCTGTTTCTGCTCCAACCGGAGAATCCTAACACACTAGTCAATGGTGAACCTGTACCATTCTTAAGATTGATCTGGCCGCCTATTGCGTGTTGAATTGTTAAACTTGTAGCTGCTCCGCTAGCGTTTGAACTAGCAACACTAGCAGTTACATGCGTCATATTCAGTGCGTTAATCTTGCTGATAATATCATCAACATCGTCGCCTGCTACTAAGTTAACAGTGTATGCAGTGCTATAATTAGCAACGCCAGCAGTGGATGTGTCTAAACCTTCGTAAATTACAAAGTTAGATGTTGTAGAAACTGTTCCAGTTGTAGCAACGCTGGTAATCTTTGTTGCACCGCTGGCGTTTCTTCTGTAGGCTTTGAATGCAGCAACCTGCGGACTAGATGTAGAAGTTGTTGCACTTCCTGCACCCATTGTAAAGTTCTGCTGAATATAGACTCTGCCAACTGGAATATCACCAGTAGCATCGATAGTATTAATAGCTGTTTGATGCTCATCAAAAATACTAGCAGATTGCAAGCTAAATGCACCTTGTGCTTCGCTGTACAACTTAACATACCAATCTGCACCGCTGTTAGGCACAGTTGTTTTAACATATACAGAACCTGTTGGCTTATCGCCAAAATCTGGATACTTAGTGTGAGGTGCTTGATATAGAGTTACTGCATCATAAGTAGCTGCTGGTAAACCAATAGCAGTTAACATTAATGCTAATCCAGTACCTTCTACAATTCTAATCTTTCCGTCAGATACAGAACCGTCACTCTTTGCACGAGCATCTGCATATAGCTCTAAGAACCCGCCGGCATTTACTCTAGAACCAACTCCATGCACTCTCATAGCAGTGTTAATGCTAGTTGCTAGTGCAGTTAGTGTAGTTCCGCTTAGGGTAACAGTTTGACCGTTGATGATCAATGTGTTGCCATTATAAGCAGTTAATGCAGGGTTAGATGCAGTAGATACCACAACAGGGTGGCTTGTCTGCCAGCATGTGCTAGAGAATGTTGCAGCAGAAGCAAAACCTGCTTCAAAGTTTGTACCGACTACTACCCAATTTCCGCTGCTGTTTTTGTACCATACAGTGTTGGCATTATCGCTAGTTACTACTATTGCATACTGACCGTTAGAGCCAAAACTTGCTTTTGGAGTAACGCCAGTACCGCCATCAGTTACTGTGGCATAGTTATCGTTATCAATTACTAGAGGAACTTTGTTAGTAAAGCTGTCTGTAGAAGTGTTCCACTCAAAAATACCCCAACGTGTGTTAGATGTATCAAGCCAGTATGTTCCGTCTACTGGTTCGCCCACTGGCATAGAACTTGCTGCACTAATTTGACTTAGATCTAAATCTGCACGAACAACATATGCACGTGAACTTACACCTAATACAGAATATGCTGCTTGTAAGCCGTATTCGTTTTGTTCACCACCGTGTACTGGATTTCCGCTTGCATCTTGATAGAATTGCGGAGTTCCGAATGTATCAGTTAGATCACGTTGGCTAGTAATTAAATAAACTCGACCAGCATTTGCTGATAGTGTTCCGGGTGCCGTACCTGTACCGCTAGCATTCTGCTTGTTGGATGCGGTTGCCACAAAAATCAAAGGTACAGTCGACGGTGCTGCCGGTAAGTAAAAACTCTCGTCAATTACGCTAACTTGTACGCCTGGTGAATTTAAAGCCATTTGTTATCTCCCATATAATGGTTTTCTTTTGTATATTTAGTACCAATGGCTAAAAACTACCGGGTTAAATACTGAACAAAAGGGAACTAAAAGGGCGGTCGTATGCGTGATCTATGTAAAAAATGTCAAAGAAGGCCTGTTGCTATCAATTATCTTAAAGAAGGCAGGATATACTATAGGTCAATGTGCGATCATTGTTCTAAGAGTTACAAGACAGCTCGCCCTACCTGGTCAAGTAGTGGGTACAAAAAGAAAGCCGCATGTGATAGATGCGGCTTTAAAGGTGAAGACTCGGAGCAGTTCGATGTGTATCACATAGACGGTGACATCAGTAATTGCAAGTATTCAAATTTAAAAACAGTCTGTGCTAACTGTCAACGAATATTACACAAGCTCAAACAACCTTGGAGGCGTGGGGATCTAACACCAGATTTTTAATCTGTTCGAATAGTGCATCGATGGTAGTATCATTGTAGACTGTGTGGTCAATATCTCTACCAACCCAAGCAGTTTCACTAGCGTGTATCTTAAGTTTGTCTAAATGACTCTTGCTTAGACTCCAAGTAGAGTTACCATCGGGGCCTCTATTGTAGCTAACTGCGGCGTCATACCATTCAGGATCATCTCCCCGCTTAATACGAACCACAATACCTCCAGCATTGTGAATAGCTTTAATTTCGTTAGGAAAACGTACATCTGAGATAACAATATTATCACCAGTTTTTCGCATTTTATTTTCTAATGAAGCAATCCAGATATCGTCGTGGAAGCCAGTGCGGCAAACTTCTGTACCCCATAACTGTAGCATAAGTCTAGGAGTAAGATTAGGCATTTTTAAGCGTTCTGCCCACCAAGTATCTACTTGTTCACGCCATTCGCGGGCTTCTTTTGTGCGGCCTTCTAACAGAGTGCGATCCCATCCAAATACGCAGGCCACTGCATCTTTAAGAGTATTTGCAAATGAGTCTCGTCGATAACCGTGAAAATTTACCAAATAATCTGCGGCAGTGTCTTTGCCTGAGCCAATAAAACCAACGAAACCTACTATCATAGTATCTCCTGCGATACTATAATTTACATTATCCTATGACAAATGTCAACGGTGTTTGGTTATCTTTGTAGTTGATTAGATCCATTTCTAAGGCTTCCATTTCGGCTTTGCCTTCTGATTTTAATGCAGTACCGTTTAGGTTGGTGCCGCCTTGCGGACTTGCAATAGTTGCAAACTTTTCACGTGCTTCACCTAGCATGACTTTACAGTTTGCCAGTGCATAGTCCTTGATCCATATGCCAGAGTAAGGGTCTTGAATGATGGTAAAATCAGGCTTCTGATTATACATCCACAATAGAACGTTTTCTTCTCCGCGAGGGCGTTGAGTAATTCTCAAACGCTTTGCAGTAGGATTCCAATCAAAGTTAATGTAGCTACCAAACATTTTACCAACTTCTTTCTGGTAGCTAGCAAACATATAATAGGTAGCAATCCCACCCATCTGTGTGCTGGCCATTAGATAAGTGTTAGTATAGGCCAAGTTAAACGGTTCAAATAGCGTACCGCCATCGCCACCGCCTGTTCTACTGCCTACGCTTCTACGAAATACTTGACGAACTTGCATAACTTCTGGTGCAAGTATGTAATCATTAACATCTGTTTGCAAGGTTAAGAAGCCAAAACTTTCTTCAACAGCATTGCTGCTACGTTGACGATATTTTGCTAGGGCACGATCAATAGCAGTATTGTAGTGTTTAGGGTCTAATTCAACATCGACCATCCCGTCACCTAGCATGGTACGGATATATTCAACTACGTTTTGTCTTTGGGTGTCAAGTTCGTTCATACCAATATTTAGCAATAAATATATGACTATGCCAAGACTATCACTTTACCGCCCTGAAAAAGGCAATGATTTCCGTATGATTGACCGTGTCATTTATGAACAGTTTCAAGTCGGCGGTACTGATATCATTATTCACAAATACCTAGGTCCTGCTGACCCTTTAGAGGGCGAGGCAACTCCTACCACTCCTGTAAACACTAACCCTATTCCTGAACTAGGAATACAAGATGTGTTGTTTATGGAAAATAGAGACAGAAAATATGAACCCGATGTGTATGTTTCTCGAGGAATCTACACAATGCAGGATATTGATTTTAATCTTCAGCAGTTTGGTTTCTTCTTATCTAACGATAACATTATGATTACTTTCCACCTACGTGGTATTGTAGAACTGTTAGGTAGAAAATTAATGGCAGGAGATGTGTTAGAACTGCCGCACTTAAAAGACGAATATGCACTAGGCGACGATATGGTTGCACTAAAACGATTTTATGTAGTGTCGGATGTTGCTCGTCCTGCATCAGGTTATAGCCAAACATGGTATCCACATTTGCTCCGTGCAAAATGTGAGCCACTAGTTGACAGTCAAGAATACAAACAGATATTGGATCAAGACAGCGGTGATGGACAGAACAGCCTTCGAGACATCCTTTCAACATACAATCAAAACATTGCCATTAACAATCAAATTATTGCACAGGCAGAATCAGATGCTGGGTTAAGTGGATACGACACTGATCAATATTATATTTTGCCTTTACAAGAAGATGGCAAATTAGATATTCGAGACACTACTGATACAGATGTTGATGCTAGCTATGACGGTAATGCAGCAGATGCAAGTTCTGTATTTGTAACTCCTGAAAAAGACGTTTACATTAGCTATCTTCAAGGAGACGGCAAACCACCAAATGGAGCACCTTACAGTTTCGGCATTGAATACCCAGCTAACCCCGGTATAGGTGCATATCATTTACGCACAGATTACATGCCAAATAGATTGTTTAGATTTAGCGGCAACGGTTGGGTTTATGTAGAAAGCAATGTTAGAATGACTATGACTAACAAGCCAGTTGACGGAATTCCTGCACCAGATGCATTAACTAGACATACTCAACTTGGCAGTTTTATTAACAATAACAACACTGCAACTATTGCAGGCCGAGTTATTGAAGAGAGACAGAGTCTAAGTAAGGCTTTAAAGAAACGACAGGGGCCTGAAGCAGATTTATGATAGAGGTATATATGGACGATTATCAAAATTACAAAAGATTTACATCTAAATGCAAATGCGGATGTCCTGCACACTGTGATCATAGTTGTACTGAGTGCGAATACTGTCCGGACTGCGAATGCCCTGAATGCAAAGAGCTTGACAAATCTAGAGGATAAAATTAATGGAACATTTTTACGACGGCCAAATACGCCGTTACTTGACACAATTTATGCGACTAATGAGTAATTTTACTTACAAAGATGGTCGTGGAAATGTGATTCAAATACCAGTTAGATATGGAGATATGTCTAGGCAAGTAGCCAGCACATTGAAAAAGAACAGTGAGAACGTGCTTAACTCTGCACCTTTCATTGCCTGCTATATTAAAAGTCTAGACATAGCCCGCGATAGGTTACAAGATCCTAGCTTTGTGGGCAAAATGCACATTAGAGAAAGGCAGTTTGGTTACGTTGATGAAAACCCAGATAGCCCTACATTTGGACAAACTATTCAAGACTACGCAAATGTGCAAGGTGAAAATTATACAGTTGAACGATTAATGCCAACACCGTTTAATTTACAATTTGTTGCAGACGTGTGGAGTACCAACACTGAACAGAAACTACAAATTCTAGAACAAATTTTAGTATTGTTTCGTCCTGCAATGGAAATACAGACTACTAGTAACTATATTGATTGGACCAGTCTCAGCTATGTAGAGCTTACCGGAATGAATTGGTCTAGCAGAACTATTCCGCAAGGTACTGAAAACGACATTGACATTGCCACCATGAATTTCTTAACTCCTATATGGTTAAGTCCTCCTGCTAAAGTTAAAAAGTTAGGTATCATTACTAAAATTATTGCTAACATTTTTGCAGAGGAACAAGGTACAAGTGCAATGGGTCCTGAATTTAGTTTCTCTAATCCAGTATCTAGAGTCACGGTAACTCCGGGCAACTTTTCGATCTTGTTAACAAATAACACAGCTAAACTAATGGCAGCATCTGAAAACTTGTTAGTAAATGACTTAGAACAGATTCCAATTAAAGCTGGCACTAAAATTAACTGGAAGGCATTATTAGATCTATATCCTGGCAAGTTTAGAACAGGACTGAGCCACATCGAACTTACAAAACTTGATGGTGGGAAAATTGTAGGCTACCTAAGTATTAATCCATTTGACGAAGCAGACATGGATGTTTTAAACATTCAGTTTGACGGAGAAACTTTGCTGAACACTGCAATTTCTGATCTTACAAATACTGTAAGTAGGGGCACAGTCAATGCTATTGTAAATCCAAAAACATTTAATCCAGGTACACCTAGTGTTGATGCACGTTATTTGATACTAGAAGATATTGTTACAACAGAAGAGGATGGACCTAATGCATGGGCCAACAGTAATAGCACCAACTTTACTGCATCTGCAAATGATATTATTCAATGGGACGGAGTGCAGTGGAATATAATTCTCAGTTCTGCAGATACAACTGAAACAACATATATAACTAATTCATATACAGGAATACAATACAAGTGGGATGGCACCCAGTGGTCTAAGAGTGTAGACGGTATGTATTATCCTAGTGAATGGCGTTTAGTTTTATGATACGTGAAGACATTGTATGCAGTGGAGGTTTATTCTTTGCTAAAGATACAAAAAGATTTTTATTTTTGTTAAGAAATCAAGGCAAAACTGCGGGCACATGGGGCATTGTTGGCGGCAAGAAAGAGCCTGCTGATGCTACTCCGTATGCCGCATTAGAAAGAGAAATCACAGAAGAAGTTGGATCTCTGCCTAAAATAAAGAAAGTAATTCCGCTAGAGCTGTTTACTAGTGAAGATCAACGATTTTATTTTAACACATACATGTTAATTGTTGACAAAGAGTTTATTCCTGTGCTTAATGACGAACACGTGGGATACGCATGGTGCAGTTTAAATCAGTGGCCAAAGCCTCTGCATCAAGGTGTTAAGAGAAGCCTATCTAATCGAACTAACAAAACTAAAATAGAATTGCTAATTGAAATAGTCAGCTGATTACCAAGGCTTGTTTAGAGTAACAACAGCAGGTGCCTTTTGTTGCTCAATTTGATTTTCTAAATTTAGTTTATAATCTGCAAGGACTTCTTCACCCATTGCAGTTTCAACCCAGGCCTGCACAGCATCTTGAGTCAATAGATTAAATGGCTTATATGTTTCTGGATCAGGTTCCGAAAGGCCAACTGAACCAAAAATTTGAGATCCGTGCCCTTCACCGTCTGTTGCAGATAAGATAAACTCTACATTATACACGACATTTGTCAAGCCGTTTAATGTAGGGTGTGCAGCAAATCTAGGAAATTCCCAAGTATATGTAATCATAATAATATTTATCTCCAATGCGGTCCTTCGTACCATCCTGCTAAACTATGTCGTACACCGCTAATTAACGGTGTAACTTCATGAAAAATGATACTAGGAAATACACAAACTGTTCCTCTAGCACGAAGATTTTCCGAGTTAGGATAATGCCCAACATCTAAAAACTTTAAATCACCGCCTTCGTATGCGTCAGGATCACTAAGTTGTACAGTTACACTCAGCTTTCTTTGCGTAGGTAACGGTGCTAAAAATACATCCTGATGCCGTTTGTAAAAACTCTGTTCTTCACCAGTGTAGGTAGCAAACTGTATTGCAGGTAAAAATTTATAATCTACCTGAAACCATTCTTTATTAATTTGATCAACTACCTTGTCTAATTCATTAAACAAGTATGACCATGTGGAGTTTCTTACTATACCGCGAATTGAGCTTCTACGCCATTCGTTGTTAACCCTATCACTAGAAGGCCCTAATTTTGCTTCTTGTTCTGGCAAAATTAGGGCCTCTTGAATTATTCTATCACATTGTTCGGGCGTAAAATAACTTTTAATATAAGCCCACTCACCTATCATGTATTATTTGGGTCAGGAGTTGCTGTTCGTTTTGCAATAGTGCTAGCCATTGCTTCGGCTACTGTAGTGGCTGTTGTGGTATCTGTTCCTGAAAAAGTAATAGTAGTAACATTAGGCAGTAAGTCTCTTTCAATTACAGAAACTGCTACAGTATTTTTAACCCAGCCAATAATATCTTGTTTAGTTACGTTGTCAATTGACACAAATACTTCAGAATTCACATTAGGGTTAAGTTCTACAATTCCTACCTGATACTTAGAATTTCCTTCACCGTCGTCTGCTGTGCATTTCCATGTGACACGAAATACTACGTTTTCATTTCCGTTGTGAGAACTTATTAAATCTACGTTCTCAATATCCCAGGTATAAGTTGTTGCCATTGTTTTCTCCGCTGTACTAAACTAGTATTTATTCTTTACCAGGTCCCATTGCACCTTGGCCGCCTGCGGCCTGTTGTTCTTGAAGTTGCGGTGCGACTTGCTGACGGATTGAGTCAACAACAGCAAAGCATTGTTCGTAAGGTAGTTTGCCTAAACCCGCCATGATGGTGTTTAGTTCGTTCATATCTAAAGTTAAATTAATCTTGTTCATAAAAGCTCCGTTAAGGTATATTATTTATATACCAATATAATCTATTGGTATTTTCTGAGTTTAAGGTTGTAAAGACGGGTCGGCAACAGATGCTGCTCCCGGTTCAGCAATAGACGCTGTTCCTTTACCTGGTGCCCACGGCAATTCTGGTTGAGAAATTGCGGCACTGTTTATTTTATCTTGTATTCTTGCATTAACATGCTGTTCGTAATCGCCCACTACTACTGCTTTAATCCAATTTAACACAGTTTCTTCAGTCAGTTGTTCAAAAGCAATAAACTCTCCTGCTGGCACACTGGCTGCAGAAAAAGGTGTTGCACCTTCAAACGTTCCAGAATTACCGTTCTCGTCAGTGCCGGTCTTTTTCCAATAAGTTTGCACTACTGCATTAAGATTTTCGCCTTCAGTTCTAGTTCTAAGAGAAGTAATTTGCCATGTGTAAGTAACTGCCATAATCAATCCTCTACTGCATCGCTATAGTAATTTAGAGTTTTTAAGAAATCATATGCTTGTTCTACCACTGTTTTTGTAGATGCCATGTCAATAGACATCCAGAAATTAGTTTCTGATTTGGTTTCAACTCGCATGTCTGCAGGTACATCTGTAGGATAAACTCCAATATGTGCAATTGGTAATTTGCCTGCATCTCTTGCAGCTTTATTATAAAATACCTGTACGCATACTCTACCGTAGTATCCTTTTTTCCACTGCCAATCAGGACAGTTAGCCGGTCTAACACCTCCCGGATCCGGAATATCTGTTGGAATCTTATGTGTTATAACTTGACTTATTACATGGTACGCAGAGTCGGCGTCAATACCATTAGCAAGTTCATACCTTTTAATTAGTGCCATTTTTTATTATTTCCTTGAGTTCATCAATTTCAGCTTTTAGATCTTTAATCGCCTGGATTAAGAACGGCGTAATCTTGTCGTATTTAACAGTTAGGTAACTCTCGATGTTAGAATCTTTGCCAGCACATCTACCTGCTTTGTTTTCAGCTACGGCAATTGGTAAAATTTCTTGTACTTCTTGTGCAATCAGTGCAGTTTCGACCTGCCCTTCGTAGAAACCGTCATTGACTTTGGTTGCTAATTCGTTCCATTCGAAGCTAGACGGTACTAGACGATCAACTAATGCTAAACCGGATCCTTTTTCTAGAGGTTTGATGTTCTGCTTTAATCTACGATCGGACCAGTAGGCGGTAACTTCACCACGTGCGTACAGGTTATTTCCGCTGTGATAAATTCTCCAACCGTTGCCCGAACGATGAATACCTCCGTCACCGTCGTTCATCATCAGTGTAGAACCAGATGCAAAATAGATACCATACCAGCCGTTACGAGTTCCGTCCATACGCCAAGAACCGTAGTCACCGTTGTTTGGATATATGTGAGCACCGTTTGTATCGGAATAAATTCCTTGATGTCCGGAAACGTTTATCCAGCGATCTATAAAGATGTAATTGCTGCTACCGTTGACCTGCATAACACGACCACTCATATCGTAGTCTGTGTAGAAACGCATACCTTCGTAGCTAAGGTTTGCACCAAACTTTAGACCAGTATGGAATGCAATTCTTAAGTCAGGGTATGGGAATCCCCAGCCGCCGCCTTCTTGGAATATCGAGTAAGCACGAGTTCCGTTACCGCTATCCCCGCCTTCGCCTTTAAAGCTCAACCAACGAACTGTGGTACCTTCTGTGTTAAGTACGTTTACGTTACTGGTACTTGCAGGGTCAGTATAGTAACCAGTATTGTTTCTATCATAATAGATATAGGCTCTTGCATCGTCTAAGTATGTAATACGATACAGTTCCATGTTGGCATTGCCAGCTTCCATACGCAACTGCCAGTTACCTGAACTGTTTAATAAACCAAATTCATTACCAGTAGTACCATATAGGTAACCCATAACGGTGCCTTGATAACCGTTACGTAATCTAATACCACCAGTGCCTTGCTGGCCTGCATCCCAATAGTTTCCGTTGATACTGTACCAATGGTTAGCCGTTGCTTGATTATATAGACCCTGGCCGGCATTATTATTACGGAACCAGCCGTTGTTATAGATATCACTAAATGTAACACTGCCTTGGCCGTTGACCACATAACCAGGTCCGTTACTCAACTGACTTAGGTTGGATAAGTTTCCTGCATGCCATACTAAATGTTGGCTGTCAGTTGCATAGAAATTACCATCTGCATATACGTTAACTTGGCCGCCAGTTGATGAGAATCCCCAATTAACTGTACCACCACTGTATTGATAACCAAATGCCGCACTTGGCCATACACTAGGTCCTATAAAGTTAGCACCGTTTTGTATGCTGCTTACTGCACCGCCTGAGGTAATAAATCCAGGTCCGTTGGTTAACTGACTTAGGTTAGTTAAATTACCACTATCCCATACAGTATATTGTGTACCAGCACCGTAAGTTGAACGGTTAACGTAAATTGTTCCCTGATCCCATCTCCACTGCCATCCGTAACTGTTGTTATGGAATCCAGTAGTATTTGAGTTTATCATTAACGATACGTTACCGCTAATATATCCTGTAAATTCAATACCACCCCAACCGTTTTTACGTCCTTCAGAATACCATGAACCGTAGCTGTTAGGGTTTGGATAAAAATGTGGTGCATTATTAAAGCCGCCAATTGGTGCGTACAGACCATGATTGCCTGTTAACTGCAACCAAGTGTCTACTTGATAATATGCATTACCAAACTTGCCTAAGAATCCAGGTCCGTTAGTCAACTGACTCAGATTTGTTAAGTTGAAGTTGTTCCAAATTCTACGCCATGTACCGTAACTGCCGTTTTCAATACGTCTGTTGTAAATTTCACCGTCGTCATAGAAACTAGCAGCCCACTGATTACCAAAGTTATTACCGGTGTTGGTATGACGAGTATGTAATGCGGTATACCAAGTACCGGTCGGTGTGCCGTTGTTATAGGCGTTATAGAATCCGGATGGTAACGCTGCTGTTAATCCTGTTTCTCTAGTCTTAGTTGAGTTATCACCGTAGACAAACCTGTCGTAATAAATTCCACCTAGGTTATCAACACTACCGCTGCTGGTAATAAATCCGGGTCCGTTAGTTAACTGACTTAGGTTAGTTAAGTTGCCGCTATCCCAGTTGGTAAATGCACTACCTCTAGTATAGATAGGTCGACCACTGTAATAGTTTAAGTATAGATCGTAACCGTTGGCTGCATCAATGTGCAGGTTGCCGTTAGTTGCTGCCACAGTAGCACGAGTCGCATCAGTGCGGCCGTTACCGCCAATAATTAAATCGGCACCCCAGGAACTGTTTGGTCCAAAATATGATCTACTATCGCCTTGGTGTCTAGTATCTCCGTTAATATGTAATCTTGTTGTAGGATCAGTAACGTTAATACCCACAAATCCATCAACTGGATCGATGGTCATGCGTTCGATAGGAAGATCAGTTCCGCCACCAGTTGTACCTGTACCTGGCTTAGTTGCAAATACCAAGAAGCTACGCTCGCTACCCGGAGTATCGTGCAGTCTTAAACCTACCCAGGCATGTGGTGAAATATTATAGCTGGTATTGTCTGCATTCAGTGTTCCGCCTGAGTAGTTTAGCAAGTGGTTAAATGCAATGCCGCCGTAGTAACTGTTTGCAGTTGTTACACGACTAGTTGCAGGGCCAACTTGCAGTGCATAAGAATCACTGTTAATAGTGCTTGCCCCAGTTCCGCTTGAATGGAACATGTGCTTACCGCCGCGGAAATCTAGCGGGCTAGTGTAGTACGCAGTAATGTATCCCGGACCGTTGCTTAACTGACTTAGGTTAGTTAAACTGTAATTAGTGTGTGCTCGTGCCGCAGTAACTGGGCCGGTTTCCACAGTGTCAAATGCTGTTGGGAAAGTAATTGCCCAATCATCATTCCAGTCTGTATTACCGTAGGCATTATATCCAGCTTGGAATTCAGTAATGAATACCTGAGGATACGTCCATGCTGTGCTAGTTTCACCAATCCAAATTGCATTTCTTGTGCCGTCGTGGCCCCAACGGACATTTAAGTCTCCGCCGCCATGTGTGATCTGATGTGCAAAAACGTTGTACCAACCACCTGGTCCGTAGTTGTAACCACCTAGTTCAATTGTTCTACTTGTGCCTGCATTGCCGCCTGCGTATTCGTAGATCTTGACAGTCATTCGCATCATTGTAGATGATCTAAACTGCGGTAATCTAATCTTAATTGCACCTGTTACTGTGCTTGTGCCAGTAACATATGATCCACCACCCGGTGCGTAAACTTTTAAACCATTATTATTGTCAGTTAAACCACCGTTGGTAGTTAACACATATTGGAATGTGGCTGCACCGCCACCTGTGACAAATCCCGGGCCGTTGCTTAACTGGTTAACGTTGGTCAGGTTACCGGCATGCCAGATAACGTTAGTACCCACATACGGATTATAACCAAATGTTGTTCTACCAGTGGACGCACTTATATCAAACGCTGCATCGGCCCTTGCTGCAATACCTCCAGTAAATCCGTTCTTCATAATGACAAAGCCATCATTATAAACAGAAGTCGCCATCTTACCAACAAACCATGCAGTTGTACTACCTGCAACTAGTGGGAATAAAATAGCTGAGTATGTATTTGCATTAGGATTAACTCTAATACCTTCTGACCAGTTTCCGGCACCTGTTGTATTAATTGTTAGGGCAGGGACTCCAACTCCGCTGCCGTTTAATGTACTACCTGTAGGAGCCCATGTAGCAAAATCAGTAATAGTGCCGCCAGTAGTTGTCCAACTGTTTCCGTTACCAAAAGTTAAAGTACCGTTGGCTGCACGGATCACGCTAGGGTTGTTAGCACCCGAGCTGTCCTGATTACCCATCAACAGACTTTGTACTCCTGATGTTGCAGTAATTCTTACATATCCCTGGAATGCTGCTTCACCAGCAACATCTAATTCAAAAACAGGTGCCGCAGTACTACCAATTCGCATCTTGCCGCCACCACCGGCAGCATAGACATCAGCATTTACATAGTGATTTAAATATACGCCTTTGCCCGTAGTAGAGCCGTCAATAATAACTTGACCTTCTCCGTAACCTTTGATGTTAGCTGCACCGGATGCACGATCTAAGTAAAGAATGTCAGTTCGTTGATCAGTTGCATCATATATTGCTGCGGAGCAGATGTACCATGTTAAAGGAGCACCTGCTGTAGGTGTTGGACTACCAGTAACGTAGAAGAAGTGCGTTGAACTGAATGTTCCTGAATCACCGCAGATTACTACATATGCGTATTCTTCCCACTTGCCTGTGCCTACATTGTTTGTTGCCCAATAGCTTTGGCCGTTTGTTCCGATAGAATTACTTGCCCAGGTTAACGTGTAGCCAGCCGGCAGTCTAGCTTTAAATCTTGCTACTAAAATTGCATTGGCTCTAGTGCCTACAGCAAAGTAGAATCCGCCGAATCCGGGACTTTGACTGCTGCCTGTATGCTGTACCTGCAACACAAATCCAGAAGTAGTAGGAGTACCCGACGGTGCTGCAATTCGAGTGATAGCAGTTTGTCCAGAACTTGCGTTATCGTAAACTGCAATACTGTTAGTTCCGTTAAAGAAATTCTCATCAAGATAGTTTGCGTGTTTCTTTCCCGGTGCACCTAGTGCATTAAATGATAAAGTTGGGCCGCCACTCAGTGTTGTTTCAACATGATCCCACGATGTCTTACCGTCAAATCTTAGGCCACCACCAATGTTTAAATTAGTACCGTCAAACGTTAAGTTTGCACTGCCTGCAAATAAGTTACCACTGTCTTTATAAACAACCTGATTAGCACTGCCTGCACCAATACCTGCACCTGCTTGACCTGTTGCACCAATTTCTCCCATTGCACCAAATGCCACATTAGTAATTGCCACCGCAGTAGTTTGTAAACTAGAGTCAAAATGTAGCGGAGAACTAGAAACAGCTCTTGCTGTTGTTTTTAACAGTGTTGCATTTTGCCAGTATCTAACATTGCCACCGTCGTATGTGATTGTAAATTTGTCAGCAGTAGTATATGCACCACCAGTTAATACTGATGCACCTGCTTCATAAATTGCCACGGTGCCGGCATTAAAATAGATTGCATAATCAAGTGTGTCAAAGCTGGCGTTGTTTGCTGGGTCAGAGTTAAGACCAAACATTGCACGACCAGTGGTGTTGTTAACACTGGCACTTGCATATGCACCGCGGACGAATCCTTCCGCTGAATAAACTTGTACATCCCAGTTTCCGTTAGTTCCACCAGTTTTAGTGAATAGAGAATAGTTAGTAGATGTAATGCCTGCACTGATAATTGGAGTCCAATATCCTGCACCAGTAATACCTGTTGATCCTGTTAGGCCGGTAGCACCTGTTGCACCTGTACTGCCTCCAGTACCTGTTGGGCCAGTAGCACCTGTTGAACCTGTTAGGCCAGTTGCACCTGTGGCACCGGTTGCACCTGTAAATCCAGTAGCACCTGTTGATCCTATTGCACCTGTTCCACCGTTTGCACCAGCACCGCCTGTAGGTCCTGTGGCACCAGTTGTACCTTGATTTCCTTGTATACCAGTTGCACCTGTAGCACCTGTACCGCCTCCGGTACCTTGTGCTCCGGTAGTTCCTGTTAAACCAGTAGAACCTACCGGTCCTGTTGCACCGGTTGAACCAAACATACCAGTAACATCGATAGTCCAGTTTGCATATGGTCCAGCACCGTTAGTCCCACCAACATAGTCTACGTTCACAGTGATTGCTAAACCTACAATGCCTGTAATAGTACCTTCCATGTAGTTAACTGGAATAGCTGGATACACAATGCGAACACGCATACCCACACTGAACGCACTGGCTTTGTTTACTGTCCAAGTCTTGCTGCCGGTTGCATTAGTGTTTGATGTTGAACTGGTAATATCATATCCTAGTCCAGTAGCACCTGTTCCACCTATACTACCATTAGAGCCAGCTGCACCAGTTGCACCTTGCAAACCAGTGGCACCAGTTGCACCTTGCAAACCAGTGGCACCAGTTGCACCTGTAAAGCCAGTAGCACCTGTAGCACCTGTAGAGCCTGCATTACCAACGTTACCCGCAGCACCTGTTGCACCCTGGACACCCGTTGATCCACGCTGTCCTGTTGCACCTGTTGCACCAATACCACCTGTAGCACCAGCTTGACCAGTTGCACCTGTAGCACCAAGTTGTCCTGTTGCACCCGTAGCACCTGCATTACCAACACCGCCCGCACCACCTGTGGCACCAATTGGGCCAGTGGCACCTGTTGCACCCGGATAACCAGTTGCACCCTGAGGACCTGTTGATCCTGTGCTGCCTCGTAGACCAGTAGCACCTGTACTTCCCGGCAATCCAGTAGCACCTGTTGCACCAGTAGCACCTGTTGGACCAGTAGCACCTGTGCCGCCGCCTACACCTGCTCCACCTGCAGTACCTGTGGCACCTTGTGGACCTGTGGCACCAGTTGTACCTTGTGGGCCTGTGGCACCAGTTGTACCTCGTAGACCTGTTGCACCGGTTGAACCAGTAGCACCTGTTGGGCCAGTAGCACCTGTTGCTCCCTGCAGACCAGTAGCACCTGTTGCACCAGTTGCACCTGTAGAACCAACTGGTCCTGTAGCACCTGTGGCTCCAGAAACGCCGCTTGCACCGGTTCCTGGGGCAATAAATGCCAAAGTTCCCTGTGTATCGACAAGACCAATAAGCCAACCGCTGGTGTTAGCACTCTGTGGTAAGGTTAAGGTCACTGTACCTGTAGTCGGAGACTTCAGTGTTACATTACCTTGTGGACTGGTATCAAAATTAATTGCCATAGTTACTCAATTGTTATTCAGTATTTATTAGTTCAAAACTATCAGGTCGTAACCTCAACAGTTTCCACTTTTGCCACAAATCGTACACTGCCGCTTGCGACGCCTATTGCTTGAACACTTAAACCTCCGTTTACTGCATCAGCTACAACATTCACATCGTATGCCTGACTTGCCCAAATTTTTGTTTTGTTAACTGTGCGTACCACAGTTGTGTTTGCACCTGCATATCTAGAAATAGATCCGCTAAACTCCCATGCACCTTCATCGTTACTGGTAGTAGACTTTGCAGTGGCAAATACTTTAAACATATAACTAGAATTATCAGGAAGAATAACTTGATTGTTTGTAGTTGCAGTAGTGTTATTCACAGTCAAAGTAAATGTAGAAGTTGAAGTTGCTAATCCTCGTAAAATGTATGACCCGGATTGTGCATCTCCTGCTGCTGCAAATGTTCCATTTGAAACTATATTTGCATCTAAAATTCCTCGAGTAGTTGCACCGTCGCCGAGAACAATGTTATCGCCAACTGCTAGGCCGCCTGTAATAACTACCGCAGCACTTTGAGTATTAATTGCAGTTTGTGTACTTCTAAAATTAGTCAGTGTACTGCCAACAGTTAATACACCCAACGCACCTGTTATGGTAGAACCAATATTAATGTTGGCAATAGATGTAGCAACACCAGCAGTACCAATGTTAACTGTTTTTAGTGTTGCAGCTAAAGTTGCTGCTGATGCAATGTTTGCAGTCAGTGCCGCAGTATTGTTAGAAATATTAGCAGTTGTACCGCTGTGTGTTAACGTTCCAGCTACTGTTAAATCTTCAAAAGAGGTAACATCAGGATCGTCAATTGTTGCTGTAGCACCTAAACTTGTAACGCTTGCTGCCCAAGAGCTGTTTACAATCATAGCAGGTGTAACTGTTTGATATGCTGTGTTTGCTGGAATTTCTTCAGTAATCAGTGTCCAAATACGGCCACCAGCAACAGTTGAACGTCTCCAGTATTCAAAATCACCAGATATAGGATCGTATGTTACTGTATGGTTAGTAGTGCCGACACTCAGTGCAGCCTCTCCGCTTTCTGATATCCAATATACTGTACCCAACACAGTTGATACTGCATCTTTTACATAGCTAACCCATAGAACATCGTTGTCCATGTTATCACTATAAACTACACTAGCAGTGGCTTTAACTGCACTCTTTATTTTAAAGGTAGTGCTGTCGCCTACATTAGGCAGTGACCATGTCAAGCATTTAATCCACTGGTTTGTTCCCGGACTTGCACCAGCATATTCGCTGTGTTCAATGTAGCCAGGTGCACCAAATATGCTGCCTTCGACGTATAAATTCTTTTTAATACTTACACCGCCAGCAACTTGTACTGAGCCAGTTGCAGTGTTTGTGGCCTGAGATGTATTATTAAAATATATAATTTGATTAGTTGACGAAGTTCTGCTGGTAATAGAATCTAATGTAGCAGTGCTCCAGATTGTGATTGCACCAAAGTTAGACGATACTGCGGTGTCAGTTCCTGCAAAGATTTGACTTACACCAATACCGCCAGAACCTAAACTAGAAGTGGTTAATACTTCTAACCCTGCTGCATAAATTCTGTTGCCAACATATAAGTCACCGCCAATACCAGCACCGCCGGCAACAGTCAACGCACCAGATACTGTATTAGTTGCACTGGTAGTATTAACTAAATTCAAGCTGCCAAACTGTGCAGCACCCCAAGTTCCTGTATTAGAAAATAGTGCTGGAAATTCTTGGAAGCCGCCTGGCCAAATATCTGTCTTATAAACCAGCTTCTTGCTGGCATTGTCCATGCCAAGGAAAGAATGGTTATCGTATGTAGATGAAGATGAAGCCGTCGTACTGTAATGCAATAGTACGCCTCGATCAAAACCGTCATTGACATTTAAGTTAGTATTGTCAATGCCTGCACCAAGACTCAGAACCGGGTCAATTACGACTGTTTGAGTTGAATTTACATAGGTTTGTGTGCCAAAAACTTGTAAATTACCGTAAATTGCAGCGTTTCCGCCTACAATTAAATTACGGCCTATACCAACACCACCGGCAACAGTTAATGCACCTGCTGTAGAAGTATTTGAATCTGTATTATTACTAATACTGATAGCATTGGTAGTAGTTGCACCTCTATTTGTAACAGATTGCAGGGTGGAAGTATTCCAAACAACTACCGTTCCAGTAGTTCTACTCACGCTAGTGTCTGTTCCTGCTGTTAGAGTCTGAACACCTAAATTAGTGAACGTCACAATACCAGTGGCCGAACTGACTCCAATGTAAGTTGATCCGACTGCGGCAATAACACCAGTGTTATTGATAGTAAAGCTGGTTGCGGTTCCGACGCTGATTTCATCAGTTATAGTAATACCAGAACCGGCAGTTGGATTTACATTGGTAACAACACGATTTCCGCTATCATATAACTCGGCTGCACGTACCTGTTTACCGACTCCCAACCCTCCGTAGATAACCACAGCACCATCAGTAGTGGTTGTACTTGCAGTTGTATTTTCAAAGACCGCAGTAGCAGCAGGAGTTCCTTTTAAAGATACTGTAATTAATGCAGTTTCAATTGTTGCTTGTCCGCCAATACCAACACCACCAGAAACAACCAGTGCACCTGTTGATGTGCTGTTTGATACAGTATTATTGTTAATAATAATTGCGTTAGTTGTAGAATTTCCTCTTTCGGTGACTAACTGTAATGTGTCAATAGACTCAATAATCACAGCACCGGTGCTGGTATTAACTGCAATACCAGAACCAGTAGTTAAACTGGTCACGCCATATGTGCCCAACGAAGCATTGGTGATTACTAAGCTGCCATTTGAATAAATGTTTGCAGCTTTGATATCCCCGCCTACTTCTAGTTGAGCAGTAGCAGTGGCAGTATTAATTCCAACAAAATTAGAACCTGATGAGCCGCCAGCAATTTTTACAACATCGTTTGCACCCAATGCCAGCGTTTGACTTCCTGCAGGTAATAGTTGGAAGTATCCTGTAAGGCCTGTACCAGTCCATAGTAAATCTACAATCCCGCCGACTGGGTCGTACCATGATTGTAGCTGATTTGTTCCGTTTACAGTTAACGCACTTCTGCTGTCAATTGCTCCCACAATAGGGCTTGACATGAATGTGACAAATTCGTTAACGTAGAGTTTTTTGCCTACATATAAGCCACCACTAATACCTACTGCTTTAGTACTTCCAGAAATTGTTGCCTGCGAAGTATTTGAGAATGTAACAGCATAAGGAGTAATGGCTCCACGCATTGTTACACTTTCTAAAGTGTCTGTTTCAGTAGTTAATACTTGAATACCATTTGAATAGATATTAGCAGCATATACATCGCCAGTAATACCTACTCCGCCGCGGACTGTTAACGCACCGCTGGTTGTGGAAGTACTAGATGCAGTGTTTAAAATAGTGATTGCCGCAGTGGTTGTTGATCCTCTGTTGGCAACAGTGTCTAGTGTAGATGTGTTCCAAACAACTATAACACCAGTAGAAGAAGAAACTGCTGTGTCAGTACCTGCTGTTAGTGCAGTTACACCCAAATCTCCAATACTTGATTCAGTTACAACTGGACTTCCATTGGAGTATAAGTTGCTAGCATATAAGTTTCCGCCAACTCCTACTCCGCCAGTTACTACTAATGCACCAGTTGTGGTACCGGTTGAGTTAGTTACATTGGCAAAAGTCAATGCAACAGTGGTTGTTGATCCTCGTTGTGTAACAGTTTGAAGTGTAGATGTATTACTGATTGTAATAACGCCACGGCCTGGATATGTAATGCCACTTTCAATATTAATGTCAGCACCGGCCAATGCCTGTGTTACAACATATTGGCCGATTGTTGCAGTTGAAACAATTAATCCGGTTGAATCAAAATATCTATTAGCGTATAAATCTCCGGCAAAGCTGCCGCCGCCTGCTACTTTTAATGCACCGCTGTTTAGCAACCCGCCGGCGTCGGTCCTCATTAATTCTAATGTGCCGAACTTTGCTGCACCCCAAGTACCAGAACTTGCAAAGCTAGGAGTATATGCTCCTGCAGGACCTGTTATAACTCCAGTTTTATAGATTAGAGTTTCACTATTATTATCCATACCCAAGAATGTTCTTGTGTATGTACTAGTTCCTGAGCCTGTGTTGTAATGTAATAATAAACCGCGATCAAAACCATCGTCAACTGTTAAATCTGTTCCGTCGGGGTTAATACCTAAATCTAGTATAGGGTCAACAATGCTGGTCTGTGTACTGTTAACAATTGTAGTTGTTCCTCGAACAACTAGATCCCCGACTATAGTTGCCTTACCGCCAACCCATAGGTCTTTAGCAATGCCAACACCGCCCCTAACTACTAATGCACCGGTCGTTGTGGACACTGCATTTTCAACACTTGTGGCTAAAATTTGTCCAGTAAAGTTTAATGCACCGTTAACTTGCAAATCACTTTCAATTGTGGTTAAACTACCTGCAGGATTTAAAGTTAAGTTACCGCTAATTGTCTGTATTGTGCTTCCAGAAAGCAACAACTGCCCTACTTGAATACTTGTAGGTTGTAAAACTGATGTGTTAACACCGTCACTGATTGTTAAGCTAGACAACGGCCCTAATCTAAAGTTAGCTGTACCAAAGTCAACGTTACCTGTACGTTGATTAATACGGAATTCAGGACCTACTCTAAAGTCACCTAAGTGGTCAACTGTTTGGAAGTATACTTTTGCACCATTTAATCTAACAATTTCATTTGCTTGAATTGCAAGGCTTGGGTCGTTGGTAAAGTCTTTTCCGCTACCAATGTGACTCATGTTAAAGGCAATTGCTTTAAAGTCAATACCTTCGCCATCTGCATATATACCGTAATTACCGTAGACTACAGCAGATCCAATACTACGCAACTCTCCGCCAAACTGTCTGTAATCTGCAAGACTGATTTGTTGAGCACTGGCTACTACTGCCGCAGTATAAGTTCCAGTAGTGGAGTAAACGTTTTGACTGCCTAATCCGTCATCTGTAAAACTTGTACTTAAATTTGCACCGTCGCAGTGTAATAATACAGTTGTGCTATTGTCACTTGCGTAAGCACTAGTTGGAGGTGTAAAAGATCCGGTGTATCTAGGAGTAGTGCTTATTCTAAGTTCGTCTAGATAACCTCGTAAACTTAACGTTGGTACACCTGTATAGCCGCCAATTGTCAAACTATCTGCATTGGTTATATTTGCAGACGAAGTAGTAGTTGCTTCAAGGTTACCATTGATAAACAATCTATTAGTATTGCTTAAATCACGGCTCATCATTACATGATACCATGTGCCAGTGCTTAAGGTATTTGTAGAAGTAAATGCAATAGCACCGTGTTGTCCTGCAAGTTTGTTGTCTGCACCTACCCAAAGACCAAATGTTGTTGAAGGAGTAAGTCCTTTATTGACAACGTATTGCTTTCTGTTATTCTGTGTTAGGTGAATCCAAGCTTCAACGGTATAAGAACTAAACCCGTACTGTAAATCAGCATCGCTTACAATGTCTAATAAGTCGCCGTCGGTGGTAAAGTATGCTGCACCTGTTCCGAACTTGCGTTCAAAACTGCTGATTACTGTGGCATTGTAAACGTTAATTGTTTTACCAGTTCTGTCTGCTGCTTCAACAAACCCAGATGCCTTGCCGTCTAGGTAAACGTATTCGCTAGTGACTTCGTCAATTAATCCCGAAGCTAATAATGTACCAGTTGAACCAACATAATGTAGATTATGACCAACAGTGAATGTTCCTGTACTGTTTGCTAGACGTAGTCTTGTACGGCCTTGACCACCCCAACCAACAGATCCGCTGGTACCAACAATACCCTTATCTGCAAAATAACTAAAACCGTTTAATAATTCAACTCTTGTTCCGTTAGTAATATGTACCGCTTCACTGCTAGGAACAATAAAAGTTGCTTCGTTGAATAAAAAGGCTGCTTCGAGACTGGTAGGGTCAACATTTGCACCATCTAAGTATGCACCGCCGCCTGCATCATTGCTGTCAAAACCGTAAGGGTCACCTACCGTAGGGTTTGATCCTTTTGTCAGTACTGAAAATCGTTCTACATACGGGCTACGTGTTGTGATTTTTGCACCCGGTGCAAACTTAAATGCATATCCCGGTTTGTAAAATCCGCCAACAGTAAAGTCGCTGATTGTGGTTTCACCGTTTAATAAAAATGCACTCTGTGTATTGGTTGCAGTAGTAGGAGAAACGTATACCTGTCTAAGTCCTGCACCTTTAACTGATACTCCAGCTGGTACAGTTAGCGGGAATTCTTCAACGTATGTTCCTGCTAAAATGTTAACCGCAGCATTTGCTCCAACGGCATCTGCAAGTTCTAAACCTCGCTTTACAGTTCTAACAGCAGATTGCGGCAATTTGCCGCTTGCATTATTGTCACCGTCTTCAGAAACATAGAAATGATGATAATCACTTTTTAATAAATTAACACCCTGAACAATTAAATCACCTTGAATGCCCACTCCGCCTGCGACCACTAATGCACCTGTTAGTGAACTAGTAGATGTGGTGGTGTTTATTATGAATAGTGGACCGCCAAACGTGGATCGGCCCGATGTTGCGATGCCCCCGTGTACAACGAGTGCTCCTGTTGTGGTGCTGGTTGATGTGGCTGTTAAACCATTAAGAACTACAGCACCGTTTTTAACGATGAAATCAGCTTGTGCCACTCAGTTTCCCTTTCCACTTGACGGCTTTAAATTTTTAGTATTTATTAAGTCACTATTGCCATACGCAAAGCTCTAAGATTCATACTTACCGGAGTATAGTTTGGTGTAAAGATAACATTAATATTGCCTGTATTATAAGTAACATCAAAGGTACCTAATTCACCCGTGTTTGTAATAATACCATATTGACTGATGTAGACTCCGCTAGTGGCGTTGGACCCGTCGTATGTTACCATTAATTCAACCACATGGAATTTATTAGGAGTTCCCAAGTCAACTATCTGTACAAGATACTTAGCTGTAGTAAATTCATTACCTACATATGTGTCAATTGTCACAGCAGAATCATTGCTCTTACCAATAACGGTTGCAGAACTAATCTGGTTATCAACAACTTTAAAAGTCTGTGCTCTAACTTCGCCGCCTGAAGTAATATTTCCGCCAACTCCAACTCCACCAACTACCTGCAATGCCCCTGAAGTAGTTGTGCCTACGTTAGAGTTTGTACCGCCTAGCTTAACTTTGCCGTTGTTAACCTGCAATGCCCACTTGTTAGTAGCATCAGAACCACCTGTAAATAGTGGTTCGTTATCAATGAATACTGTAGCAGCATTAGTCCATACTGGATTCAATACACCTTGAATAGTTGGACGACCAATACTGTGAATAGCTAACGAATTAGGAGTACCAGATGTTAAAGAATCAACGTAGGTTGATGAACTTAGTATTAAGCCTGCACCTAATGCATTGATTACATCTTGTGTTACCTGTCCAGATCGAATTAGCTTTCCGCCGATGAATACATCTTTAGCAACGCCAACTCCGCCCTTGACTACTATTGCCCCTGTTGAAGTGTTAATTGCAGTGTCAGTGCTTAATACCTGTAGTTCTTTACCTACAAATACTGCACCACCAATGCCAACTCCGCCAACAACTGTTAAGTCACCTGTAGTAGTTGATGTAGAACTTGTTCCGCTATTAATACTTGCAGTTTGAATATTAATTCTATTTGCATTAATAGTTTTGCCAACACCTAAGCCACCTGCAATTACCACAGCACCGTTATTTGTTGCAGTGCTGTCTATTTCACTAGTAACAACTAGAGTTTCAACAGTTAATGTGTTTACAACAGTTACAAGACCACCAACAGTTAAGTCACCTGCAATACCTGCACCGCCACCTACCACTAATGCACCGGTGTCAGTACTGGTACTCTGTGTAGTGTCATATATTTTTGTTTGGCCGCCAATATTGACATTTTTGCCAATACCAACTCCACCAACAACAGTTAACGCACCCGTGTCAGTGCTGTCAGATTGGGTATCATTTAAGATTCGTAGCGTGCCGCCTAGTGTTTGATTGCCACCAACATTAAGATTGCCACCAATGCCCACACCGCCAGATACTGTAACTGCACCAGTGTCAGTACCGTCCGATTGTGTTAAATTAATAAATGCAAAACTTAATGTAAAGATACCGCCAATATTGTCGTTAACTGTACCAGTTGTAAGGATTCTAGCATTACCAATATAGCCTTCTTCTTCAACATAAAGATATCTAGTTCCAAGTCCACCTGTAGGAATTTGAACTGCATTGTTAACAATGTTAGTTAACGAGAATGCACCGCTGGTAAATGTTACTGTTGAGCTGGCAAAAGTACTGTTACCACTAACAGCAATACCACCTTCAACAATCAATGCACCAGTATCTGCATCAACAGATTCAGTAGCATCGCGTAAAATTAAGCTACCAGCTTCTAATGTGCTCCATGTTCCACTATTGTAATAGTTGCCAAATGGGTCGCTACCGGAAACACCAGGAAGAATTTCTTGTTTAAAGATGAATCTTTCTGTGGTATTTTCTAAGCCAATAAATGCACGATAATCAGTAGCTGTGCTTACAGAATTTTGATAGTGAATCAATAATCCCTTGTCATACACATCTGGAATTGTCAGCATTGAGCCGTCAATTCCGCCACCAATTTCAATAACAGGATCAACAATATATGTGTTTGTTGAATTAATAGTTACCTGAGTACCTGTGCCCAATAAGAACAAGTCTCCTTTGATCACAGTTGATCCGTCAACTGTTAATGATCCGCCAAAATATCCGCCGCCCCCAACTATTAATGCATTAGTTGCAGTTGTTCCTGTAGAACTTCCAACAGCACCAATAATTAAATTCTTTCCAATGCCAACACCGCCGACTACAGTAAATGCCGCAGTGTCAGTGGAGCTTGCTGCTGTGTTATCTAATATTTCGGCAGTGTTTGCAGACAAGTTACGTTCAACTGTTGCACCGCCTTGAACAATCAATGCACCTGTTCCAAAACCTGTGCTGTCAGTTAAACTAGCTAGCCATACTTGATTGTCAAATCTTGCAACACCGGTTACGCCTAATCCGCCGCCGTTTGTTACTTGTAAACTGTTGCCGCCAACTGTGGCAGTGTTAGAGTTGCCGCTGACAAAGAAACCGTTTTGTGCATAAATGTCTTTGCCTACACCTAAACCGCCCTTGACAGTCAATGCCCCCGTTGATGTAGATAATGAATTAATAGTACTTAGGAAAGTTCCTGTAGTTTCACCTACAAAATAACCACCTAAGTATAAGTTTCCGCCAATACCAGCACCGCCATTATTGTCAACTACTAACGCACCCGTTACTGTGCTGTAGGACTGTGTAGAAGTAGTAATACGAATTCCGTCTGGGAATTCAACAAGTCCTACGTTTTGTGTTGCACGAGTTAAAATTTCGCTGCTATTTAATGCCCACGGTCCAAATAAACTACCGCCGCCATAACCGACCATACCGTTATTAAAGCTAATTCCGCCAGCAACCTGCAGGGCTTGACTAGAAGTAGTTGAAGTATTGCCGCTTGTTTCTCCCAAGAACATTGTTCCAGAAGTAATATACAATGACCATGCTTTTTCAATTGTTAAATTAGTACCAGCTGCTGGTGCACCTTTAACGTATATACTGGCAGCATTTGTATATGTTGCATTTTCACTGATTGTATCAAGTACTGAACTACCAAAATAGTTTACAATACCCCAAGTAGTTCTACCGGTGATTAATTCATCGGTGAATGTAGCATCTCTTAAAGAAAGTTGAGCACCTATACTGTGTTCACGCCCTTGTGCGACATTGCCGTGTCGTTTAATAGATCCGCCGACGTTGATGTTTCCGCCTACGCCCGCACCGCCGGCGACAATTAAAGCACCGGAAGAAGTTGCTAGTGACTGTGCAATTCCTTCTGCTACTATGCCTTGCTTGACGACGAAATCTTTTATTTGTGCCATCTGTTGTTCCTTTGTTACCTACTGATGCTAGTTCTTACTGTTTTAACTTGCTTAGCCGATGTAGCGTCTGCTGTGAATAACAATCGTACTAGACCATTGCCTCCTATATTATAATCCACATCAAACTCTCCCACTGTGCCTCCTGTAGTAATAATACCGTATTCTGATTTGTAAACGTTTCCATTATTATCCACTAATACAACTATTTCTACCACATGAAACTTTGCACTTGTTCCTACTCCGTCAGCTATCTGAATTAAAAGCTTCGCAGTCCTATAATTTGCAGCAGGAAAACTGTCTATTACCGTAGTACTTGTGTTATTTATGCTGGTACTGCGTGTAAACAGTTGACCGTCTCCAAAACGGACACTTCCTGCTACTTGTAATTTGTCTACGCCGTTGTCGGTTTGGGCTCCTACAAGCAAATTTCCTGTGCTTTTTGTAATAGCCAATCGATAAACGTTTTGTGTGTCATTATATAAAGTTAGGCCACCTTCGTTTAAGTTAGCACCTGCCTGACCTTCAAAGTTATTTCCGCCTACTCTCCATGTGTAGCTCTGGCCGTTAGTGGCCGTGTTACGCATTCTAAAATAAACGCTATCCGTCTGTACTCGAGATTCTAAAGTAATGCTCTCGCCAACATATAAGTCGCCGCCAATACCTGCACCGCCCCACACTTGTAACGCACCGGAATAGGTGTTTGTGGCTTCTGCTGGATTTCTAATTCTCAACGGTGCTGATATTTCGCCGCCGTTCCAATACAGATTATCAAGCGGTTCGCCTTCGGCAAAGTATCTTTGTGCATAGATATCACCATTAAATCCTGCACCGCCCTGAACAATCAATGCACCAGTGAACGTACTAGTTGCGGAAGTTAGATCGTATATTCTTACAGGGCCGCCAATGTTCATATTGTCGCCAATACCAACACCGCCTGCAACTACAAGAGCACCGCTGTCTGTAGTTGTAGAAGTTTCTGTGCTAGTTAATCTTAATTTGTTTGCAACAAACGATCCAGTGCTTTCAATTTCTGTAAAAACGCCTTTACCCGGAATACGAGTACCAATATCAGTTGCATCAATTAACTTATTTGTGATATCTTGATTTTTAGTATCAGCAATAATCTGATACCAATTTACCGGAGCAGTACCTAATGTACTAGTGGCTTTAAAATCGTTATAAAAATAACGACCAGATAACGTATCACCGTTAATAACGCTAACGATGGCTGCTGCCATTTCTTCAGCAGTATTGGTATCTGCTGATCTTGCCCATGTGCCATTACTGCCTGATCCTAAGAAACTGACCACATATATACCGTTAGTTGCAGTATTAGTCTGTGCTCTGACCAAAACACGATCATTTAATTCTAAAGCGTAGCCATCAGCCTCAATTGGTGCACCTCCAATTAAATCAATGTTAGCTGTAGTTGCTGCCTGCACTGGTCCTTTAAATGCAGTTTGTGCATCTAAGCTAGGAATAACCACTTCGCCGTATAGATATAATGTGCCAGTTCCGTTGGGTCTGTAGATTACATCGCCATCGGGTATTGTACTTGAAATAAAGTTTGCTGTATTAGTAAATGTAAACTCAATTCGACCTAGACTAGAAGAATATGTTGTTTGACTGTTTGCAGTTATTAGCGTGTAACCAGTTGAAGTTGTAGGAGTATTACCCAACGCGGCCTGGGCTTGACCTAATGTGATATAGCCCGACGGGGAGGTCGGGTTTCTAACTGCTCCGCTTAATAATGATGCCACGTTATGCTCCTACAACCAAGATAAACGGTGTCATTTCAGCATACAAACTCTTTTGGAAAGTTCGTCCGCTTAGAACGCCTGTACTCTGGCTAATAACCAGTGTAGGTCCGATTCGGAAGTCGCCATTTTGATCTGTTGAAGTAAAGAACACCTTACCATTATTTAACTGAACTACTTCTTTGCTCTGTTGAGGGTCAGCAGTACCAACTTGAGGCAATGCCCCGTACTGTGTACCTGCACCAACATATTCAAACAAATAGCCAGAAGCAGAAATATAACTCTGTTGATAGAATCTAACACTTGCACCATCAATAAACAATGTTGGGTCAGTTACGTTCTGTTCTAGTCTCACTAAATGATACTGCCCTTTACGCAAGAAGTATCCATTACCAGTGTTTACAGAATTATAGTTTCCGCCATAGATTAGATCGTATCCCACTGCGTCTACAATTGCACCAGTGTCTCTAAAACATTTTGCTCTATCATAATTTGTTGCATCAGTAAACACTGCATCAATATATGCCACAACTTCTGCTTGAACAAAAGCTCTGTTTGCTAACAAGATACTAAACGAGTTTACAACCGCAGTGCTAGTGCTTGCTACTGCACTGATCGGCTCTTGTGTAGGTGCAACGCCTGGACCATTTTCAATGATGTTTGTGATATTATCAATTTTTGCCTGCACTAAACTTACTTCAGCAGGAGTACCTACTGCTGAAGACAATACTTGTGGAACTTTCTTTTGATAAGTTACTGGAATTGCAGTACCTTGAATTATTTTATCAACCAGTTCTCTAATGTAATTGTATGCCGCAGTTGTCTGAGGAATCTGATCGTCAATAGCAGTGTCAGCTGCATTAAATCCGTAGTAGTAAACTCCGGAAGTAACACTTTGTCTGTTACCTCCGTGTTGTAAATCAAAACCAATGCTGTCAACAATATAGCCTATATCTCTTCTGCATTTTGTTCTGTCGTATTCAAATTCAGTATTGTCTAAATCAATTCTTGCAATAACTTCATCTTTAATAAAATTTGCATTTGCTTCTAATAAATCAATCGCTGTTACAATATCGGTACTAGTTTGAACCACACCGTTAGGCACAATTATGTCAGTTACTCCGCCTGTCCCATTTGATAAGATGTTGAGAATAACATCTACATTGCCAGTTAACACGCCCGCAATGCCTTCAGTGCTGGATGGAAGATTTGTTACTTGTACAGTATTATTTCCAGTAGTTGCAACAACAGTGTTATTCAACACAATATCTCCAACTACTTGTTTTAGGTATCTAATAGCGTTAGTTGTAGTGGTAATTTCACCTCGAATGGTTCCTACGTATGTATCTTGATTCCAATATTGCAGACCTGCAAATGTGCTTTCAGTAGTACCTTCATATAATAGGTCAAAAGCAATACTGTCAACAATCAATCCTGTGTCTCTTCGACACTTAGTTTTATCGTATAAGAATCCAGTGTTATATTCGTTGTTGATAAATGCGATTGTTTCTGCACGAATAAAATCTCTGTTAGCATTTAATAAATTTGCCGCATTAATTACAGAAGTGCTAGTGCTTCTTGTGAGTGCAATTGGTTCTTTTGCTAATACTTCGTCTGGACCGTATTCAATTATATTGTTAATTAAATTAACATTACTCTTTATTAGGTCTGCTTCAACGGTAGTACCTGTTAGTGTTGATACTACCTGTACTACTGTACTTTGTTGGGGCTCAGCAATTAAGGTACCTGTAACGATATCAGAGACAATTTGTTCAATAAAATTGTAAGCACTGGTTGTCTGAGGAATTTCATTTGGAATAGCTGTGCTATCTTCTAGGTAGCCGTAGTAATAAACTCCGCTTTGAACCGATTGTTTATTGCCGCCATATAGAACGTCAAAGCTGACGCTATCAATCATATAACCAACATCTCTAAAACACTTGTCTTTGTCGTATACGAACCCTGTGAATGTGCTATCAATATAAGCAATGATTTCGTCTTTGATAAATTCTCTGTTAGCTACTAACAAATCGTATGCACGATCTGCATTTGTATCAGTGCTTGGAGTTAGACTAATAGGAAATAGTTCGCTTGCTGCTGCTGGACCGTTGTTAATAATGTTTGTAATTTTATCAACTTTAGCTTGTGCCGCAGTAATCTGTGCAGTACTTGAAGGCAGCATATAGGTAACTTGGATAGTGCTGTTACCTAAACTTGGAGTAATAGTAACTCCAGTTAAAATACTTGGTAATATTTCTTTTATTCTATTATATGCTGCGGTAGTCTGCGGAATTTCATTTGGTACCGCAGTAGAGGTGCTATCATAACCGTAGTAAAGAACTCCGCTTTGAACAGCTTGTTTATTACCGCCGTGCAACAAGTCAAATGCAACACTGTCAACCATGTAGCCTACATCTCTTGCACACTTAGTTTGATCGTATTCAAACTCAGCAGTTTTTGTATCTTCAACATATGCAATTGCTTCTGCTACTAGATACGGTTTATTTGCTATCAATAAATTATAAGCATTAACGGTAGCAGTAGTAATGCTTCTTCTGCCATTAGGAACAATTATATCAGTAACGCCAGCAGTACCAGTTGAAAGGATATTTAAAATAACTCCAAAATCAGTGCCTACTGCTACTGCATCTAAAATTCCGCCCGATGCTGTAGAAGTAGTTTGTGTCACAGTGCTTTGATATCTAGTACCCGATAGGTCACCAACTACAACTTTTTGTGCTATTGAACTGACATGTATAATTGCATTAGTGGTAGTGGTAATTTCTTCAGCAATTGACCCAACATAATTGCTTTGATTCCAATATTGCAGTCCAGCAAAATTGCTTTGGCTATCAGTGGCTGTTGGATATAATAAATCTAATGCAATACTGTCAACAATAAGACCTGTGTCTCTTGCACACTTAACAGAATCGTAAACAAAGTTTGCATTGGCTTCAACCCATGCTACCGTTTCGTGCTGTAGATAATTTCTATTTTGTTGCAATAAATTATATGCAGCTAATCTAGCAGATGCCGTTGATGCAGATAATGCGTTAGGAACAATCTTATCAGTAATTCCATCTGTACCGTTATCTAAAATATCAACAATTACATTAAAGTTAGTTCCTACCACAGCAGAAATCAAACTTGTAGAACTTGTAATAGTACTTACTACTTGAGTTACTGTGCTTTGATAGTTATATGTTGAAGTAGTATTTGTTACTACTTTCTGTGCAAGTGATTTTAAGTACTTAACTGCATTAGTAGTAGTTGTCTGCTCGCCCGGTATAACAGTTAGACCTTGATTCCAGTATTGAATTCCGGCAAAAGTACTTTGACTTGTTCCGTTGAATAATAAATCTTGTGCTAAACTGTCAACAATTAATCCAGTGTCTCTACTACACTTCACTGGGTCGTAACTAAATTTACTTGGCCAGATACTGTCCACAAATGCCACTGTTTCGTTTTGAATAAACAGTCTATTCTTATCAAGTAACTTCTTAGCGTTTAAAATATTTTGATTTGTGTCAACATATTGTCTCGGACGTTGGATAGCCGGACTAGAGTCAGCACCATTTATAATGATGTCAGCAATTATATCAAATTTTTCGCCTAGACTAGGCACAGCGTCGATGCCACCTGTTAAGGATGCGTCAAATATCTGTTGATATTCTGATTGGTATGTTCCAGAGTCGTAAGTTTCGTTAATGTATGCAATTACTTCTTCCTGAATAAATGCTCTATTAGCGTTTAGTAATCGATAAGCATTGTACACATTAGGATCGACTGACTCAGTTAAACTAATTGGAACTTTAATTTCGGCAACTGATGGTCCACTGTTGATAATATTAGTAATATGGTCAATTAAAGTCTCAACCACAAGAACTTCGGTATCGGTAGCTGCATCTAAATTAGTAACTTGATCAAGGTACGTTTGGTATGTTGAAGTGGTAACACCTTTAAGAACAAACGGCATTAACTGCTTGATATAATTATAAGCCGCAGTAGTCTGAGGAATTTCTCCTTCAATGGCTGTGCTAGATGCATTGTATCCGTAATAATAAACACCGCTTTGAATTGCCTGCCTATTGCTTGCCTGATTTCCATTAGGATGTATTAAATCAAATGCAACACTGTCAACCATATAGCCAACATCTCTGTAGCATTTTACAGAATCATATGTAAATCCCGGAGCTTTTGTATATTCTACAAACGCAACTGCTTCTGTTTGAATATATGATCTGTTTGCAACTAACAGTGAGTACGCATTAACTATGTTTGTTGCAGTAGATTGATCTCCGTTTGGCACAATTCTATCACTTACTCCTGCAATTCCATCTATAATAATATCAATAATAACTTCAAAATCGTCAGATACAATACCAGCTTCAACTGCGGTTGCAAAATCTCCTACAACATTTTGAGAAACAGTACTTTGGTATCTTGTTCCTGTTGTAATTCCTTGTACAATTTCTCGTGTAAGTTCCTGCACGTATCGAATTGCATTTGTGGTTGTGGTAATTTCGTCTGTAATTTCGTTAATGTAGTTTTCTTGATTCCAATATTGTAATCCTGCAAAATTACTTTGACTTAATTCAGGTGTTGGGTATAACAAGTCAAGTGCTAGTGCATCTACAATTAGTCCAGTATCTCGTTTACATTTGGCCTGATTATAAACTAGACCAGTAATTTCTTCGTTTTGTATTATTTTCAATGCTAGTTTTTTAGCATAGCTGATTGCTAAACTAGTAGTAGTTTCTTGTCCAGGAACCAACGTCACTTCTGTAGTAACAGTTGACGACAGACTAGTATCAATAGAACTAGACAGTACTGTATAATAGGCATTGCCGCAGAAATACAAATTAAAATAGTTAGCATTAGCTAAGTCAGTATAACCTGTTAAGATAGGTGTGTCTAATGTTATAGAACGATAATTAACGTCAACTACCTGTGTTCCGGTAGTAATGTACGGCTGTCCAGTAACTGGATGTGTTTCCATTCCTAGTACATCTCGAACATACAAAGTATGACCAACTGCAATACTAGTAACATCGATGTCGTTAATAGTATAACTACCAGTTGTGATAGTAGAGGTGTTGGAAGTAACCGCTAGATATCCCGGATATCCTGCTTCGTTAACATACGGAACACGATTACCTTCATAATTTATATATGTGTCAGGTGGAACAACTTCCATAACCTGACCAATGTGAGGACGATCGCGGTCATTAGGAATGAATACTTCCATTATCTGTTTTTGAGGCCAGTAACCTAAAGGATAGTATTCACCGTTTGGTACGTTGGTAGGGTATGCAGGGTTTCTAATAAATCCCTGGAAGGCCAGTTTTCCTAATCCCTTTGCAGTTAAACAAGTGTCGCCGAAGTTGGCGTTAGAGTTAGTAATAGAAGCAATGCCTCCGTTCTCAACAATAACAGCCTGACTACACATAATCGTAAACACAGATACAAGCTGTGCGTATCCGTTGTTAATAATATGAATGCCGATGCCGCCTTGATTCAACTGTGTAAACGCATCAAAAACAAACGACTGAATAGGCGAACGTAAGCTAGGAGCATTACCGTCAACAAGGGCACCGCCTCCAGATCCTTCTGGGTTTAATCGACGGTCAACATATTTGTCGCCGTCGTCAGCGGTCCATATTGCAGGAATGTCTGCATCTAAGTAAGGATAGGTTGTGGTATATCCAAAATATACAGTTGCATTATCGCTTGGACTTACTGTAGAAGTACTAAGAGTGATAACATAGGTGTTGGTAGTCAACTGTGTTATTTCAGTAACAGTACTTGCAACGTTTACGTTATTTGGACTTAGCCCGGTTGGATAAATCAATCCTAGTAAATCTGCTGTAGGTGTGTCTGGTGCTGCTGCTTCTCCATCTACAATAATATTTTTAATCAAATCATAACTTGATGCAGCTCTAGTATAGACTACTTGTCCTTTATCAAGGTTTAAATTAATAACTTGATTTGATAATGTACTGTAAATATTTGTTACTGTGGTATTAGTAATAACTTCTAGAGAAATTTCTTTCAAATAGTTAATTGCGTCAACTGTTTGAGTAACTTCGTTTGCTATTAACGAACTATTTCCACTCCAGTATGCAAGTCCGGCCTCAATACTACGTTTATTACCACCTAATCTTGCATCTCCTGCTACAGCATCAACAATGTAACCCACATCACGATAGCATTTTGCTTGGTCGTATACTAAGTCTGGAAAAGTAGCTTCTACATATGCAACAGTTTGACTTTGTAAGAAAGTTCTATTTTGTTTTAAAAGTACCTGTGCATTTCTATAACCTTCGTTTGCTGCATCATTTAATGCCATGCCTACAGCAATAGTTCCTGTATATAAAGTAACTGTAATTTGATTTTGATCAGCAATCCATGTACTAGTTCCTGCCGCTAATGGAATTTGAACTGTTTGGTTTGGCACCATCATTGTGCCATCTTTTAACCAAGGACCTGATTGATTAGTACAGTTCTGAATGTACGGAGAATAATAAATGTCAATCGGATTTTCTAAGTTAGGAGGAAATGCACAGCAATATGCACCAGTGGTATATGTGCCAGCACCGCCCGGTGCATATCTTTCGACTGCACCTCTACGTAGGTTACGCATCTGCATCTGTGCAATATAAACACCAGAGTTAACATGGAATAAGTCTAAGTCTTTGTTTAAAGGTTCAACGAATGTTGTACGTAAGTCGTTTCCAACCACGGATGTATACGGCTTCAACGGAATAGGATTATCTTCAAAGTATGTACCTGCCATAACTTTAATAGCAGTACCCGATTGATAGAACGGGCTTCTTACAACTCCACTAATAGTACGGCAAGCACGGGTTGAGTCCATTGATGTCCCGTCGTTTTCGTCGTTACCGTCAGGAGTTACATACAATGTATTACTGACCAGCGGTGCAGTTCCTTGGGGGATTCCTCTAACTGTAAAGTCACCATCTATAATTGCGTCTTGTTCAACACTAAAATTTCCGGCAACTCTAGCAGATTGATACGGAGTTAGAACAATGTCGCCATTATTGACCGATCCGTTGATTTCGATGTCAACCCCTGCCTGTGTGCCGGATATTACTTGTTCATCAAATTCTAATTTGCCAAGTGTATTGGTAAAAGTTACTCTGCCACTTTCATCTGTTTGTAAAGTAAAACCAGTATTTGCTTCAGGTGCGAGACCCAAAGCAGGTTGTGCTTGCTGAAGATTTAAATATTCGAATCTATTTTCTTTTAAATCTTCCGGACGCGATACGGGTTTTCGATTACTTAATAAACGTGGCATTGCTTTCTCTTTAAAATATTTTAGTTGTTAGCTGTTTCGAGAATACTCAATACTAACTTCATAGTGCCGTTAGCATCTGTGAACGCTCGAATACTATCTTGTGCTTCTAAAATCATTTTACCAGTGATCAAACTTGCTGAATCGTTTGGCGGTACTTCAAAGTTCTGAACTAGTTCTGTAGTAATGTTAGGTTCTTGTGAGTTGTTGCCCTGTGCATCTGGCAGCACTCTAAAACGTCTGTGATGACTGAATGTAATAGTGTGCGATGCAGTAGGGTCAACGTTTGCAACCTGAGCCATTAGTACAATTGAAGTAACACCAATAGGTGCAACATATACTGTCGCTGTTGAATTTGTATCTAATACTTTTGTTTTTGTTTTAAACGTGTTTAATGGAATTAATGCCATATATTTCTCCTTTATTCTCCGCCCGTCTCAACTGCTAAGATGAAGGGCGTCATCTGAGCGAATAAACTCTTTTCAAATGTTCTTCCTGATAATACACCAGTTGCCTGACTAATTACCAACGTTGGTCCAATTCGGAAATCTCCGTTCTGATCCGTTGAAGTAAAGAACACCTTACCATTATTTAACTGAACTACTTCTTTGCTCTGTACAGGATCAACACGACCTACTTGAGGTAATGCACCGTACTGTGTGCCGGCACCGCAGTATTCAAACAAATAACCAGATGCACTTTGATAACTTCTTTGATAGAAATTAACAGTACTACCGTCAATATATAACAACGGGTTCCTCACGTTGTCTTCAATTGTAACTATATGATAAGTTCCGTCTCTTGTGTAATATGTTTTAGCTGCTTCAACTGCACGGAAGTTTCCGCCAGTTGCTAAATCAGCAACTATTGCATCAATCATCAAACCAACGTCTCTTCGACATTTTTGTCTGTTGTATTCAAAGCCACCAAACTCATTTGCAATGTATGCAATGACTTCTGCTTTGATAAAATCTTTGTTTGCATTTAATAATGCAAATGCTCGTGCTACCGCCTGACTAGTATCCATTACTAAACCAATTGCTTTTCTTTCTTCTGCAACAGACGGACCATTAGATAAAATATTAGTAATAACATCAATCTTAGATTGTAATGTAACGGCCTCTGCATCAGTTGCAGGCAATAGATTAGTAATCTGTGCTATTGCATTTTGATACTTAGGACTAATCGGAGTTCCGGTTATAATATCTCCTACTAGTCCTTTGATAAAGTTATATGCCGCAGTAGTCTGAGGAATCTCTCCTACAATAGTAGAACTAGTTGCATCAAAGTTATAGTAATATACCCCAGCCATTATACTCTGTCTGTTACCACCGTGTACTAGGTCAATAGAAACGCTGTCAATAATGTAGCCAACATCACGAGAGCATTTGGCTTGATCGTATGTAAATCCAGGATGGTTAGCAGTGATCCAACTAATTACCTGAGCCTGTATAGTTGACTTGCTAGCCTGTAGAGAATCAAATGATGCTAACGCACCGGCGTCTGTTGTTTTGTATCCGTTAGCTACAATAATATCTGATACGCCAACTGTTCCATTCTCTAAAATTTCTAGTATTTCGTCAAATCGTTGTCCAACTACTACTCCACCACTACCTGCTGCCGACACTGCTAGACCTTTTGCATATTCAATCGCAGCAGTAGTTGTGGTAATTTGGCCGCCAATGCCGTCAACGTAATTAGTTTGACTCCAGTATTGTAAGCCTGCAAATGTACTCTGTGAAGTATCGTCATACAACATGTCCATAGCAATACTGTCAATAATTAATCCAGTATCTCTCCTACACTTATTCTCATCGTATGTGAATCCGCCAAATATATCATCAGTGTATCCAACTACTTCGTTCTGAATAAAAATTTTATTTAATTTTAGTAATTCAATTGCACTTTCATAATAATCTGCTCTAGTGCCAGTTGATTGTACAGCCGGTGCAACTTGTGGGCCAGATAAAATTACATTGGTGATAATATTAAGACGATCTCTAATGAAAGAAATAGTATTTTCACCACCTTGATAACTTGTATTAATATTTTGACTAACCGTAGTAGTATATGTTCCAGTGAATGCTACATTGGAAACTACTGCACTTGCTAATTTCTTTAAGTGATTAATAGCATCAATAGTTTCTGTTTCTTGTCCAAGAATTTTACTTTGTCCTGTTGGGTACGGGCTTTCTGCTACTACACTGGTCAACACATTATAATATGCATTTCCACAGCAATAGATATTGAAGTAGAAACCGTTTCCGTATTCTCCGCCGCCCGTTTCAATGGGATTACTTAAAGTAATAGATTGATAGTTTACTTCTACAATTGTTGTACCAGTAGAAAGATATCTAGTACCTTCTCCGTTGTCAGGTGCTTCGTAACCAAATTGATCTTTAATAAAAACTTCTTGCCCTACGCTTGCACCAGTGACGTCAATTCCAGAAATAGTGTAGCTGCCAGTTGTTATCGAGCTAGTGTTAATAATTGCTGTTAAGAATCCAGGATAGCCTTGTTCATTTCTGTATGGCACTACCTCGCCGTCATAGTTTACATACTGATCCGGGGGCTCTACCTCCATTACTAAACTAATGTGTGGCCTGTTGAGTGGGTCTGGAACAAATACACCAACTTGCTGTCGGTATGGGAAGAACCCCTGCGGATAATATTCGTTTGGTTCAAATTCGTTCGTCAGCTCATTGTAAGCAATGTTTGCTGGGTTATAGATTGTACCGCCAAACTTTCTTTTGCCGTAACCTGTTGATAATAAACATAAATCGCCAAAGTTATTGTTAGAGTTAGTAATAGAAGCAATGCCTCCACTAGCAGTTTCGACAGCAACATTACAGAAAATTGTAAACACAGAAACTAACTGTGCATAACCTTCGTTAATAATGTGAATGCCGCGGCCGCCTTGTGTAATTTGCGTAAACGCATCAAACACAAACGACTGAATCGGACTTCTACGGCTTGGAGCATTTCCGTCAACTAGAGCTCCGCCACCCGAACCGTTTGGATCAATACGACGATCTGCATAACCGTTTTCACTCCACTCGCCTGGCATATTTTTATCTTCAACTGGGTATACTGATGTATATCCAATATAGATAGTGTCGTTTACGGCTGCACTAACTGTAGAAGTGCTTAGATTAATAATGAATTGTGTTAGGGTACTATTTGTACTAAACGGAGCATAAGCCGGGCCGTTGTTAATAATAGTAGTAATAGCATTAAAATTACTGTCAACTAGATCTCTTGCAACATCGCCGCTTGGTAACTGACTATTGATAATCTGAGAAACTACCGCTGTCATTGTGGTAGAACTTGTTCCAGGAATAATTGTTTCCATCGATTCTTGATAGAAAGATGTAACTGGATTGTTAGCAATAACGTCAAGTGCAATGCTCTTGATATATTGAATTGCACCGGCAGTTTCTTTTAATTGTCCTTCAATTACACTAACAGCACCGTCCCAATACGATAGTCCTGCTTCAAGAGAGTTCACATTTGACCTACGAATAATATCATTTGCAATTGCATCAACAATTAATCCAACATCTCTAAAACATTTTTCTTCGTTGTAATTAAATTCGTAGGGTTGGATAAATGTCTTGTTTACAAACTCAACAGTTTCAGCAACGATAAAAGCTCTGTTGTCTTTTAATATCTGGTATGCACGAGCAATATTAGTTGAAGTACTAGCTGCCAATGTGATAGGCACTTGGACCGGAGCTTCGCTTGGTCCTTTCTTAATTATTCTTTTAATTAAGTTTATATTTTCAGTAATTGCTTTGGCTTCATTAATACTTGCACCCAAGTAGTCAAAATTTTGTTCAACTTCAGTTTGATAAACTTTTGTAGCTGGAATACGTTGAACTACCTTCTCAATCAATGTGCCCATAAATTTATATGCTGCCATTGTTTGTGGAACTTCGTTAACTAATACGGTACTAGTACTATTATATCCGTAGTAATATACACCAGCCTGAACGCTTTGTCTATTGCCACCACGTAACAAGTCCATAGCCACACTGTCAATTACATAAGTAACATCTCTTCGACATTTTGTTTGATCGTATGTAAAACCTGGATTGTTTGTGTTTATCCATGCAATAACTTCGTCTGCAATAAAATCTTTATTTCCTATTAAATTATTAATTGCATTAGTTATGGAAGTACCTGTGTTAATATCACCGTTAGGCACTATTATGTCAGTTACTCCAATAGTCCCGTCAGTGATAATATCAATTACCGTATCAAATTTTAACCCTAAAATATCTGCGGTGGTAATATCAGTTCCTGTACTAATATATTGTGTTAACGTGCCCTGCGGAGAAATTGCAATTCCTTGAACAATATCTTTAGAAATGTCTCTTGCAAAAGTGAAGGCGTTAGTTGTAGTAGTTTCTTCACCTGGAATAACTGTATTAGTTTGATTCCAGTATTGTAGTCCTGCAAAAGTACTTTGACTAGATCCGCCATGTACTAAATCTAAGACCAAGCCGTCCAAAATTAGTCCAGTATCTCGTCCACACTTTTCTTCATTATATTCAAAATCTAAGTTAGTAAAGGTAACATCGATATAGTTAACTACTTCGTGCTGTAAAAATGCTTTGTTAGCAACTAATAGATTGTAAGCAGCAACAATTCCAGGAATGGAACTGATACTTCCGTTGTTTACAATTGTTGGGACTAATAGTCCATCATTAATCAGTGCGTTAATTAACTCTATATTTCTAGTAGTAAGTTCTACAGCAGCGTTTGTACCTGTAACTAAGTTAGTCACTTGAGTTACCGTAGTTTGATAGCCGTCGTTTATCTCTTGTTGGAGAATAACATCTCTTACTATCATGCCTAAATAATTAAATGCTGCAATTGTTTCATCTACTTCGTCAGCTATAGCAATACCGCCAAGGTAAGCACTTCCGGCAGCAACTGATTGTTCATTGCCACCGTACAACAAATCTGTAGCAATGGCATCAATAATGTAGCCAGTATCTCTAAAACATTTTGCTCTGTCGTATTCAAAACTAGGAATTGGTTGTCCAACGTATGTGTTATTAACAAACGCTACTGTTTCAGCTTGTAAGAATCCTCTATTTGCATTTAACAATGCTGCGGCATTTTCATAACCGGTATTGTTTCTTATAATGTCAATTAATAAATCCATCAACATGACAATATTGTCTTCGGCAATATCACCGTCAACTAATTCTATGTCTACTACTTGATTAGCAATATTTCCTGCACTCTGTATAGTTGACAGATCTGCATTATTAACAATCCCTACCGCAAATGTTTTAATTCTTTCAAATGCTGCAATAGTTGGAATTGTTTCTTCGCCGAGAATTTGTACATTGCCAAGATAGTAAGAACGACCCGTGTCAACAATTTTTTCATTACCGCCAAGTACTGCATCGTTTATCAATGCATCTATAACATATCCTGCATCTCTTCGACATTTTGTTTGATCGTAAACCAGTTCTGGATAAGCAACATTAATATATGCAAGTACTTCTTCTTGCATATAAGATTTATTCAAAGTCAATAATTGTTTTGCGTTCCTAAAGCCGGGATCTGGGTTTTCAACTGACTCAATCGTAGCAATCGGTGCATCGTCTTCAATTAGAATGCCTGAGCCGTTCACTGCCATACCAATCTTAGGCATCTGTGCAGTTACTTCAGGTTGAATATTAATTGTAATTGTAGTAGTACTGGACGCATAGGTTGCAGTTGCTACTACTAACGGAATTTGAACAATCTGATTTGGCACAAACATTGTGCCATCATATAGCCACGGACCTGACTGGTTAGTACAGTTTTGAATATACGGACTATGGAATAGATCAATAGGATTATCTAGTCGAGGAGGAAATGCAACACAATATGCACCAGTGGTATATGTGCCAGCACCGCCTGGTTGATAGCGAGTAACTTCACCACGTCGCAGATTTAACATGGTCATACCTGTGATATAAACACCAGAGTTTACATGGAACAAGTCAACTGTTTTATTCAACGGCTCTACAAACACACCTCGCAAGCTATCGCCGTATACTGACGTATACGGTAATAATGGAATAGGATTATCTTCTGCATAATAACCCGGTGCTATTTTAATAACTGTGCCTTGTTTAAAATAAGGACTGCGTGTAGCTCCAGTAATTGTGCGGCAAGCACGAGTTGCATCCATTGCACGGCCATCGTTGTCGTCGCTTCCGTTTTCGTTTACATACAAAATATTATTAACAACAGGTGCAGTACCCAAAGGACTGCCACCATACACACGGATGTCTCCGTTAATCTGTACGCTCTTGTTTAAAGTTCTTTCTAACAACGGAATATCAGGAAAGAACTGTATGCTAGTAGCAGTTCCAGCAGTGTCAATCTGTTTTGTGTAGATATTTTCTAAGTATGCACTTTGCCAATAGCTAGCAGTGTTACCTAAACTGTATTCAGAAACAATTTCTGTACTGGTGTAAAAATCAGTTACTGTTAAGCCAGTAGTTGTACTGATGTATGTTGAGAAAGTTCCACTACTAATATAAGGAAGTATATCGCTTTCTACTTCACCAAACAATTGAATAGTGTCTGTAGATGTAGTATCACCTAATTTGATATTTCCTTGTGCAAAGAAATTACCTGTGGCAAAAACATCGCCGTCTACTCTTAGATCAGATTCAACAAATGTATCGTCGTCGCCGCCTGGAGCAATTGTGAACGGTCCAAAGATTGTGGAAAGTGTGCTACTTGAAGTAGAGCTTTCAATAGTAACTAGTCCGATAGTTGCAGTATCTGCTATCAGAACTTTTGTTGTGAGTGTGCCGTTTACTTCTAATTCAGTACGAGGAGCATCGGTTCGAATACCTATGCGGCCATTAACAACATCAATGTATAGCAGATCGGTTTCGACTGCAATGTTGACTCCATCCCTAAGCAGATTTTGTGCTAAGAGTGGGCCCGTTATACGACCTACGGCCATGCTTGCTCCCTATACCCCGTGTTTCACGGTTAACCACCTTTCATTGCGGGTTTACCACAGTATAATCTGCCGAAACATCCGGCATCGTTATATTTATCGGGAAAGAGATTTTTGGGTTACTTAGGTGTTAACCTGGAGGATAAAATCCATCAAGCCCTAGCATTACCACAACAGGTTTAGCTGGCACCGCACCTGTAAATTGTACATAGGTACCAGTATTAAAATTAAAAGTAAGAGTCGTGCCTATTGATACAGGTGCAGTAACTGGTTCACTTAGTTCAACATTTGTTGTGCCAGTAATTGTTCCAACTACGGTGGTTGATGAACTAATTCCAGCAGCACCAGTTATTGTCTGGCCTGGTTGTACATTTTGTACAGTATTAAGATACAGTATAAAAGAAGATGCACTAGTAGTTGCAGTTGTAGTTGATGTTACTGCACTAGGATCAACTGTTAAATCGTAGTTAGTAAACGGAATTTGAAAAACGTTATCAACGTATACTTGAATATTAGCAGCACCGCCTAGTGTAGATGCTGAATAAGAAGGCGAATAAGTTGAGTTTAGTGGTCCAAAGATATTGCTATAATAGTTTCCGCTGCCTAAATTTTGTACTGTAATTCTTGCAGGGCGAACTGTTCTGACTCTTTCCCAACCAGTTCTAACTCTAGTTTCTAAATCAAATAATTGAGTGTTATGTCGTAT